CATAACTACGCCAAACTCGTTTGCGGCGGCTGCGGCTTGAGTGAAAGCGCCGCCGTCGATGGCGATTTTGCCGTTCTTGTAATCTGCTGAGTGATACTGCATGAACACGTCTGGTGTTAATGCTACAACACCTGCCTGGTAAAAGATGAGGCCACACTTGGCGTCATACCCAGCATCTGCTTCAATCACCCCGGCGGCGTGACCGTCGTCAGTTACTTTAAGTATTCCATACTCGCCGGCTGGAGAGTTTACTTTGTAAGATGTTGCTGCGCCATCATCTTTGATTGTTAATATTTTACCACCAGCGTGCATAGTTGCTGCCTGTGTCTGTGTTAGTGTTGCTGCGTCAGTTCCGGCAGTGTGACCGTATTCCTCAACAATACCAAGCTGCATTTCAAATGTTCCCTTCTTAATCTCGTCCTTTGATAAAAGGCGAGCAATGTTGAAGAATATGAGTGCGTTGTATTTTGTTCCATCGCCGGAAGTGGCTAGGTTGCCATCAATGTCAAACTTTTGAATAGCGCCGGATGCGTCGTGTCCCATCAACACTTGAGCCATCTGATTATAAATGTTATTTCTCTTAGAGTAATAAGTGTGAGAATCAAGTGTTGTGAGAACGGTAGTTCCGTCGTAGGGGCCGGCGCCGTTAGAGTCGAGGTTTACTGAACCGCTTCCCTTGAAGTCAACATGGTGTCCAAAAGTCATATCAAAAATATGGTTAGCAGAAGAGCTTAGGTATGGGTAGTCATATACGGACTGAAACATTCCGTGTGCGTAGGTCTTGACGTGTACTTCTGAGCCGACGACCCCGTATGTTCCGTAAATGATAGATCCGGTGATGGGGATAGCCTCATGAAGCAGTGTTCTTGAGTTAGCAACATCATCAGATAAAAATGTCTTGAAAGTGGTGGCCATGTTTTAATACTCCTAATAATTCTTCTTAACAAATCTAACTGGTATATCTAGAGAATAGCCAGTAGTTGCCCCTGTTACTCTAATGTTTGAATCAATAAAAACATAATAATTCGTAGCGCCGTCGACGGCCATTTTGGAAGCAGCGAGGGCAGAGGGGCCGGTGCCAACCTGATCAAATAAATATGTACTCGTGTTTAAATCAAGAGAGGCTCGAACCTTAAACTTGAGAGTTGTACCTCGTGGACCCTGAATTGCGGTTGCGTCAGTGGCTGCTGTATCGGTGTTGTCTGAAACGTATGTGCTATCTGTTGCTAGAGAAAAATAGTAACTTGCGATATTGTCATCATCAACAAAAGATACAGAAGCGAGAGCGCCGGAAGCATTAGTTAGAGAAGCAAATCGGTTATCAACTCTTACAATATACTGTGTCTCATTCAAATCTGAATCGATTTTAAAGGATGGTGAAATTTCTGTGGTGTCTAAGCCCTGGTCAACTCTAATTTCATTAGCAGAGCCCGATGGGTTTTCACCAAACAAAATACCCTTGCCAGACAAGCTTGTTGCTGATCCAAAAAGATCTCCTGTTAGTTCTAGCTCTGTAGCCTCGTCAACGGCAACCATATACATACTAGTTGGAATGTTTACATTGTCTGGGGCGGCGTCGACGGCTGTAACTCTCTTTGAGTTCGGCTCGGATTCGTTGAGTTTTAGAATTGGGAGATATAACAAGTTAGTCCTTGGGAGAGACATTAATTTATTTCTGAGACTTGATGTATTGTTAGTAAAAGCTTCCATTACTGGAGTCTGCATTATCTCTAAATCATAATATGCTGAACCTGATGCATGGGCGCTATTATATAGGGTGTAATCGATCTCATCGTCACCAAGAGCAAACTTCGCTATTCTAAAGCTTCCATCTCCTTTGGCCAACCTTGCTCGACCGGCATCTGTCAGTACTGCATCTAAAATTATGTCTCCTGAGTTATCTAAAAACGCCATTTTACTTTATCTCCTGTATCCGTAGGGTCTTATACGAAATAAATAGTCATATCAAACAAATAATCCTTTTTATGATTTAAGAATCATCCGTTTCGTGTTTGTGTGTAAATCTAAAATCTACTTCTGCTCGGCGACCTGTGCTCTTCGAAGTTATTCTCATCTTAAATCTTCGATTCCACAATGTCTCGTCGGCGGTGCCCAGGCTTATTCTTGGCATCTCGTCATAAGTTAAATTTAGCATTTCAGAACTTATGTCTGACTGCTCTGTTGCGGGAGATATTTTTATAAACTTATTGATGCCCTTCTTTTTGTTCTTTGCTTTTTTATAATCTAGTTCACAAATTTCATGAGCCATATACACTATCCCGCTGTTCTTGACTATCTCTACTTGGTGAATATGAGATGGGTAAGAAAGTTTATTGTGAATGTCCCTACTTCTTATCATGTAATAATATTTTGTATTTGGGCGCAGCATATCATCATAAGTTGCAGAAGTCGCTTTTTGTGGCGTGTCTTTAAAAATGTCTGTACTTACAGATGCGAGGATCTTGCCCGCAAAATCTTTATATGCGGTTGGCCTAGCTGTTGTTCTGTAGACCTCAAAAGAAACTGGATGGTCGTCCGAACGATACAAAACTTGAGACGTGGGTGTGTTCAACCCTTGAGCATCTATAATGTCATTTATTTCTGAAACTTCAGTAGGCTCTATGATTACCGGTGCTTTAATATAGCTGCCCGTGTTGCCATTAAGAAGTAGTCTTATTAAGTTTTTTCCTTTAAATTGAACAAACTCAACATCAGGAGCGATGGATGGAGAGTCTACGATCTTCACCGTTTTTGAAAACAACAAATTCTCTGATATTGAGACATCGGGTTTACAAGTCGTGGTCAGGGTTATTCTTGCTTGGCGGGAAGCAGAGGGGGGACGGGATGGAACGGTGCCGGAATATTGATATTTGCTCCCGACAATCATCTCATACCCAAAGACATTGTATTTATATCCCTGCTCATATTTGACCTGTGTGTCGATGAACTTCTGTAAATTTATATCATTTGAATTTAAGAAATAAAAGTTTTGAACGAGTTGATTATCGGCTCTAAGCTTTTCGACCCTATAGAGGAAAGTTTCAGAATAACAAGGGACACCCTCTGTCATTTGTCGATATGTCCTCATCCTTTGTCTGACCAGTATTTTTACTTTCTGCTTCAACACCTCGGTCATTAGCCCTCTGTCGAAAGTGGGTATTGGGGAGGGTTGTAATAAAGATAAATTCTCATCTTCACTATAAAAGTAGGTGGATTCGAGGCGCAGGGGGGAATCCTTTGGAGTGTTAATATTTGACATTAGCTGCTCAAAGGACATGATTCTCTTGTTTATTGTAGAGTTTTCAATGCGCTTCTCGGGGGCTGTGCCGGTAGAGCGTTGAAAGATGTTCTCCTTGCTTTCAAAATATGAAATGTTTCTTGGTGAAGTAAACCCGACATTATTCTCATAACCATTGCAGATATCTCTTTGGATAATCTTGGTCATTTTTGTTGCTTTTATATACTCTGCAAACTCTGTTGTTGGGTCCATACTAAATTCTATGTCAACATACATTGGAAAGAGAACCTTTTTCTTCGAGATCTCTGTTAAATATCCAACGTCATAAGACATTAAAAAAACATTATTATACCTACTCATCGCTAGCTCGTTAGAAAGTATTCCTCTTTCTAGGGCGTCGAGAACGTGGGGGGGGTGGACTGCCTCATCCACTGCTCCTCGGGTGGGATCGTCGCCATGGCGTTCGGTGTGGCCGGCGTCGGAGCCGGGGAATGATCCTCCTGTGGAGCCGCCAGAGAAAGCGGGGGGTGGGGATTCGTCCGACGTGCCAGGGGTATCGGGGGCTGATGGCTCTGGTGCCACCAGAATTAACTCTGATGGGGTTTCTGGTTCTTCGTCTAAGAATAGAGAATAAAAGTTTGGTATCCGCTGCTGCTCTATTATTGATTTGTCGGTGTACTTTTCTTCTACACTCTCTTGATAGAAGTTATAAAAAGAGGTTATATCAACATACGATGGGTTCGATGTGACACCTAAATCATCAACAAAAGATTTGCTGACTGGGTAGTCTACCTTTGAGTAAGAGTCGACATATTCCGGTCCTAGTGCGTTGCGAATCGCATTGCTGTATTGGGCATAAGAAACACGATTACTAGAATAAGTTATTGTTATGTTCTGTCTAAATGCAAATGAATAATAAGAATCGGGATCTGGTGTTACTCCCACCTCGTTGTGGGGAGTTATATTAAGCGGCAAAACATCAGGAGAATGCTTTTCATTAAAAAGAATCAACTCTCTTGTGGTATTATTTTCAGTATAAAACCTGCCAGAGCCGGCACGGATAACGTCTGACACGCTGGAAGACTCAATATAGCCCCTTAATTTAGAAGGTGTAATGTCCGAATCATATAGGCCAGACTCGATGCATTTAGAAACTCTTCCAAATCGGGTGGCCGATGTTATCGGTTCCAAAGAGCCTGGGCGGGTTTCCGTTGGTTCACCGGATGAGGGTTCTGATTCTGATGAAGAGACTGACGTGGATGTATCTGTGCAACCCGCTGCGGGTGGACGCTCTTCGGTTTCTCTGTCTCTTTCGTCGGTAGCCATATTATTATAAATATCCTAGCCCAGGATTTGTTGTTATAAACTCTGGCGGGGGGGTAGTTTCTGATGAACTCATCAATTTTGAAAGTATTCTTTTTCTAACTGGAATTGCTGGAATTGATGTCGCCTCGGCGGACGAGACAAAATTTCCAACATCAATAAGAAACAATTCATCATATAATGGTAACACCATTTTCTCATTTATGTTAATAGAAATCTTCGTATTTTGATAAGGGGACAGTCTACAAACTATTTGACCGCTTGAAAGGCCAGAGATGGCGCCTCTTGTTAAAAGCTGCCATCTCGAATCTATCGCAAGGTATTCAACTCTTCTTAATAAATTCACATTTACCTGAAGTATTGGATCTTGTCCTGTCGTAATGCCCGATGGCGGAAAGAAGTCGTGATTAGAAGTGCCAGGGGTCATTGATGACGCAATAATAGCAAGAACTTGATTCGGTAAAGCTGCTATTTCACCCCTTGATAGCGTCTCAATTTTATTACCCGTGTTTCTTAAGTTGTAGAAATTTATATTAGAACTTTCTTCGGAACCAAGAAAGTAGCTAGATAAAAATGATTGACTTCCTGAAGGCATTTGTGACTTTGGCCCAGGCGTGGGAGAGTTCTTCTTGACAAAAAGCTTGTCTACGGCATCAAATATTATTGTTCTTTTCTTCGAGTCGGAGGCGGAGGGTACGAGGTCGGTGACGTGGCCCGACGATAGGCGGCGGGGCGGGGCTTGAGGATCATAAAGTGTTGCTCCTTCAAAATAAAAAGAATCTAGTAAGCTTGAATTGGTTGCCAGCCTCTTTGCCATTGTCTTGTTGCTGTTAGAAGAATGAATATTCTCATAGATTCGGGAATACTCATTGGTGCCAAGCGTTAGTGTCCTAATATCGTAAATATTTGTGCTCAAGTGAACATATTGTGGCGATAAAAACGAGTAATCGTTTCTTGAAACTTGCTGATTCGTAGTGACCTCTGTTGTCGATATTCTTATAGATGTGGAGTCTTCGGCGAACCACTTGCTTGATTCCTCACTTACTCTTTGATCCCACTCTCTGAGAGATAATGTTGAAAGTCCATTCGTTGTAGTTGGCGTGGTTATGTATTGATATCCCAAGCTATCAGGTGTAGAGGCGTCCAGAACATATTGGAAATGTTTTCTTGCTTTAATTGTAGGGGGGGTGCTGCTCTGATAGTTTTTTTGGCTCTTTGTTACTGGAGCCCCCATCGTGTCGGAAACGGCAGATGTAAGCTTCTCTATTAAATGATCATAAAGCTTTGTAAACAACAATAATCCTTCAAGGGTGGCCGAGTGTGGGTGGATCATGTTCGTGATTGACGCTTCAACGGGCACTCCAAAGACTGCGTTGTACGCCTCTGAGAATGTGGCAAGGGGGTCAATCCATGGCTTGGGGGATGTCGGGTATCTTCTGTACATTTTCTCTATTGCAGTTCTAGACAGCTTCCCGGTAAACCTGTTTACATTATTTTCTCGCCTATTCGAAGTAGATCTAACTTCTTCTGATACATCGTAAACGTGTGGATCGTTTCTTACTGTTAAGTGTTCTGATAGCGATGGTTTGTTGAATTCATTGAGATACCCGTATAAGAGCGCTTTATTCGAATTAAGCTCCGACAGCAGCCTCTTTAAATATATTTTAATCCCATCAAGCATTTCGATCTCAACATAATATGAATACTTGCCGTCAGTTATGCTGGCTGATTCAGTGTCGGTGCCTGTATACGAAACTTTGCCAACAAATGGGATGCTCATTTTTACTTTTCTAATATTATCAGAAGAGGAGGCATTCCCAGCAACCACCCTTGCTACAATTGATGGTTTTGAATCTTGCGTATTTTTAACTACCGGCTTTTTTATCACTGCGCCGGCAGAATTGGAAGACTCTTTTTCTACGGACCTCACTCTCATAAGTTGCAGTAAAATGACGTGAGACAAATCTATAATCTCGGGGAGGGCAGCAGGAAGGTTGGATATAACGCCAGCGAAGGGGGATTTGCTTTGAAGAAGTTTTCCTATATCAATATCAAATAAAAAGTTTATTGCTCCGTCATGCTTTCTAGATGTCTTGAATTCCGATATTACCTTCTCACTTCCAACCCTGAATTCTCTTTGGCTGCTAAAGACAGATTTTGACGATCTTTCTGTCAAGTCCTCAGAGAGTAGTGAGGTGTCCTCCTTTTTAGGCGGACGAAGGGCTCTAAAATCTTGTAATGTTGTGTTAGGAACATCTGTAAGAAACAAATCTTCAGAAGATGAAAGGGCGGTGGTGGGGGTTGTGTATCTTCCATCAGAACTTATTTCTACCATTCCTGGCCATATTTTTCCGTCACCGGTTGTAAAAACATGTGATGTTGAAACCAACTCTGAGTCTTTGAACACGATCTCTGATGACATTTTGCCGTTCATTCTTGTTGATAGCGACGGATTTGGTATTCCATATGATCTCAAAAAACCATTCATGTCCATATAACACATCACATAATACGATAAATTCTCTGGGTTTGTGGTATCGGAGTGAGAGAAGGTGAAAGTGTGTGAGAAACTAATGTTGTAAATCCTTGTGCCATCATCTAAAGTTTCATATACGCCTCTATCAATGTTAAACTCTGGGTTTGTTAAAGAAACTGTTCGTATATCCAGACCTTCAGAAGTTATGCCAGTCCACTCATCAGTTCCTGGGTTTGAGCTTATAAGCTCTTTGGCTTCCGAAAATGATAAAACGCCGGCATTTCTCGATTGGACAATTCCAATTTTTAAATATTCGTGTAGATCCTCTCTCCCAATTAAGCTAGAAAATATATGATTATCAGACTCTTTCATTGTTATGTTCAGAGTTGTATTCAATCGGCGTGGGGCGGGGCCTGTGGCTGCACGCAGCACGATGCTGGAGGGTCGTCTGACTCTGTCCCTTATGTGTGGGTTTGCTACTCTATCCGGTGAGGAGGAAGTGTCTTCAAGTATAATTGAGTCTATATAGACGCCAGGAATAGTGTCTCCGAACAATCCTTCATTTTTAATAGTTGTCATAATACTTTAGCAGTCATCCCCTGGTGTGGATGGGTCTGCTCCATATACCTTCTTAGAAGGAGATGTTTTCGAAACTGGAGAGCATCCAAGCTCTTGGTTGGTGTAATATTCATCTCTGTTTTCATATTTATCAATGAGGTCGCAAAGTTCTGTACTGTTTATTGCCGAGTCCGTTGTTATATCTAAATAGTATTCAACATAAGATGAATCAATAACTGGCGTTGTCGTGGTGGAGTTTGTTTCATCCAACAAAATGCCATTAACTATATTATTTCTTGTCTTTGGTGTTATATTTAGTGGGGTAAGCTTTTCTACGGTGTCGCCGATGGCCGCATCTGGAACGTCTTCTATTAAGAAAAATTCTATTTCAAAATTATCTTTATTAAACGGAGCATTCTCCTCTTTTATCTCAAACAACATGTCGTCGCCACGAAGCTCCACTTTAGAATCTCTTGCAAAGAACACTTCGGCAGACTTGGCATTAAAATCTTCGACGCCGTCATAAACAGAAATGTCCACCTCATCATCAAGGAGCGAGATTCTTTTAACTTTTGTTTTATATTCAGAGTTGTTCATGGATATTAATGGGACGTTCTGGCTTGGAAAAACCCCAGACTTTCTTATAAGTGTCGAGTCAATGGCACCCATTAGTGGTGTGATTCTCCAAGCTGGAATATATTCATCAGTATATTTAGAATTTCCAAGTGGTGCAGAAAAAGCATAATCGCTCGCTGGAACTTGTCTGTGCATTTCGCTTCTTATAGACTCTTCTCCAGAGCGAACACTTTCAACATTCTTATAAACAGAGTTTTCTATACTTGAATAAACATACTGCGCTTTAAGTCTTGGGGTGTTTTCTAATATTCTATCTTGGGAGTCGCTCTGATTTTCTGAGCCTTCTGTATACGCAATATCATACAGAATATCATCATCAAAGAAGGCATAGTGCGATGGTTTAAACTTACCCTTAGAAAGTAGTTCTTTACCATACTGCGTAAGCTGTATTTCTATAACCTCTTCTTTTTTGTTATAAAACTCTGACATTATTCTTCTTCCGTAACTACAAACTTTAATATATCTTCTTTCTTATCTTCTGATAGTTTTCCAAACTTTGTGGTGGTTCCGTCATAACTCTCATCTGATAAAATCTCGATGCCGGCGTCAACCTTAGCAAGCTCAATCAATGAGAAGAAGTCATATGGCCAGTTGTAGCTGTAGTAATTATCAACCTCGCTAACATTAAAGTCAAAGTTAAAGCGATCGTCCTTCAAAAGACTGCTGTAGTTTGCTTTACCCTTCTTCTTGACTCTAAAAATCATCCATCTTACGTTGTTTGGTGGAGCGCTGCCGCCGAACAAATCAACCCTAGTTAAGTCGTGGGATAAAGACTGGTTGTCTTTTTCTGCTCTTTCGGAAATTCTTGGCATAACCCCCTGCCAGATGTCTGATAAATCTGATTGGTTTAAATTGTGTTTAAACTCAATAAAATACATGACAAACGGATCGATAGTTTCATAATTCTCAAAGTTGTATTGAGGTGGTATATAATACTTGTCCATCATCTTGACCATGTTGGAAATTGATGTCTCTTCTATGTCCTGAGACATTCCGAAGTCGCCTGACATGATTGGGGGATTTCCTGCCTTCATATTTTGTTTTTGTTTATTAAGGATTGTCTTGTCAACCTTAAAGAAGTTCTTGTTCTCTATTTGCGTTGTGCGGTCGGGGATGGAATCTTCTATAAATGGAATCAAAACAAGGGCTTCGCTAATTTCTTTTTCTACGGCGACTTTTCCGATTCTTTTTTCTAGTTCGGCGCCTGGGAGGTCGAAGCCGCAGATGTCAATAAGAGAGGGGCCGATGGAAGTTTCTTCTAGTTTTAAAAACAACCCTTCGTTTCTTCTTGGGAATGCGCCATAGCCAGACCACAGGCCGATGCCTTCACGATCAGAGTCTCTTGCATCAGATGCCGCAGTTACCAATTTAGTCCTATTGTTGTTGTTATTAAAATTAAGCACCGGAGACTCAAACTTTGTGGAGATGTTCCAGGCAAAAGACCCATTAGAGGCTGATACTGGTGTATTGGTGATCGCATCATATTCAATAGATTTGATTTCAACTTTGTTCTTAAATGCTATAGAAGAATTAAGCTTCATCATCGCCTTGTAAGCCGGTGAGTTTTCACACCCTGACTCGTTAGATAACAAGGGTGCTCGTACTTCTTCGAGTTCTTCATTGTTTTGTTTTCTTACTGTCGAGTTAAACTTCTGTCTTGCCTCTTCGTTGAAATAGTCAATTTTAATACCACCAATAATTTCATCCAAGCTGTACCTTCTGGATTCTGTTGCAGTGAATGCAATTCTTGCTACTGCTTTTCCGTGAAAGTATGGGGGCGTATATGGGGCTTGAGCGGGATCGGCTATAAGTTCGGCAGCGTCGTTATAAGAGTCTGCATTTTTGTACCTGAAAGATGGTCCAAAATATCTGCCCTGTGTATCGCTGTAAGCGCTCAGGCTCATTTTCAAATCGCCAAGGTTATAACATGAAACATCCATATAATATGTTTGACCAGCAAGCATTGATTTAAATTCTGATTCTGGCTTTGATGTGAAGCTTGTGAGTTTTTCTCCATCTAAAAAGAATGATGGAATCTCTGCTAAGAAATTATGCATAGCCCTCTTATAAAGTTCGGAACTTGAAGGTTTAGATAGATTAAAAGATGGGTATCTCTTTGAATTTGCAATACTGCCTGCTGAACCGGTGTAATATTCTGGTGCCATGAAGAAGATTTCATTTGGGCGACCGGCAGAGAAGATGGAGCTAACGGCGGTACCTCCGGTGGCGAGAGTGGTTTGAGATGGCACAGAACTAATCATGTCCATTTCAGAGTTTACTGTTCCGTCAGGATTTATAGACTTAATTCCTAATGCTGTCAGTGTGGATCTTAATTTTAATATTCCTCCAACCTTGAACTTTTCATTAGTGGCGGAGCCTGCTTTACCGGCATAATATTGTGTTACTCTTACCTTTGCTTCCTCTGCGCCTATCATCAAATTTGCACTTGGGTTTAGGAGATTATCAAAGACATTATAGTCCTCGATGTCGCTTGATGGAGCACCTATATAGAGAAGCTTAACCCTATGGTGTCCGGTGGAGGAAAGCCCGGTTTCTTGTAAATTCCCGAGAATGCCTGCGAGCTTGGGTCGAGACGTTCGTGAGAAGGAATCGATTTCAAATAGTGTTTGATAAAAATGCCATGTCATGTTAGATGATACGGTGGGAGGTGTTGAGGCAAATCTTCCAGTGCTTTTATCTGCGGTACGTGTTGAAGTATCAGATTCGAGAGATAAAGAATCTGATGACGGAACTGGGAATGCTATCCATCCGGTATTTCCTTTATTAGCTTCTTCATTGACCCTCTTGGCAAAGTCTATTGCGACTTGGCGGCTTAAGACATGTTCTGGTGTAGATGTGACTTCAAACTCTCCGACGGCGGCGAAGGTGCTGCCGGGAACGGTGTCGGAGCTTCTTCTTATTGGGATGGTAATCGCCTCTTCTGTTAAAGAGCCATCGGGCTGCTCTATTATTGAAATAAGAGACACATCGTTGCCCTCACAATCAAAACCATCGAAGTCTAGTAAGACGCTTGTAAAAATCTTTTGGTTAGAAAGCCTAGAAACTTCTAAGTTGTTGCCCTTCGGGAGGGTAGACTCTGGCGAGAGGAGTCCCTCAAACGGTATTCTAATGTTCGGCTCTTGTAATATTACAAAACCGGCCTTATCTGAAGGGATGGCTTCTGAAGCAAACTTTGGCTGATCTTTAAAGAAGCTTCCGGTATTTGCGGATGCCTTTGCATAATTTCCTGTGGCGGGGGCATAGGGGTTATTTCTTGTATGATACCAGTTTGGTGCTGGGGCTGTATATAATTCGTCATCGTCGGAGATGTCAGCAAGTCTGGCGCTAGTGTATGTGCCGTACTTAGCTAAGTAATTTACGGGCTCATATCCAGTATCATTTGTAAATGCTGGCCAATCTACGGCGAGGCCGGACTTTAGTGAATTATATAAAATGCCGGGTGCCATGAAACACTGTAACAGTGATTGTAATCTTTGCGTGTCGTACATCGCATCAGAATTTACAAGGCTCTTTTTAATGCTGTCGAAATAATCTTCCTTAAATAAGCTGCCCAACTGTACTGTTCTTTGTGATGGGTAAAAGCCATTATAAGGTATCAACTTCTTCACTACGTCTGCTGATATTGTTATTCTTTTTCTTGTAAAGTCGGCGCTGTTGCTGTGATCTCTGATCACGTTATCGATATACTTGATTGGTTCAGAATGGACGTGCCTGTTAAAGAATTCGGGGCTGTAGCGACTTACCTCTTCTGTTATTATTCTATTAAATGGAACACCCATTCTCCACCAGATGGCAAGCTCATTGACGGCATGGCCGGCGGGGACATCGGTTTGGGCTAAGGTCGCAGTGGTGGTCTTCGGTGCTGTTGCTCCAAAATGGTCACTTCTTTCAGTGGTGTCGAGATAAATATTTGTAAGCTCATAGTTGTAGAATTCTTCTAGAATATTTGTTGGGGTTCCGCCGCCAGTTCCATCAGTATTTTTTCCGTATAGTTTTGCTATACTTTCTTTGGTCAACACTCCGTGGAATAAGCTCAATTCATTCATTCTTCCTACAAATTTATCTTCACGAGTGGTTCCAATCATGTTCTTTCCTGCAATGATCACATTGCCTGGGTTTAGTTGATCGGTGATATCTGTGCCTGCTGTTTCGGCAGGGTCGGCGCCAATCTCTACTGAGGTGAAAGCAATTTTTGTTGTTAGTGGGGCGGCTCCTAACAGTGTTGGGTGGAGGCCGTATAATCTTTCTCCGTTGAGCCACATCATAACTTTGGCGTGAGATGCTCCAGTTCTTCTTGGTACGAATTGTAATACAATGTGGCTATAGCTATTTGTATCAAGTGTTACCGGTATTAAGGTGTCTGTCCCTGTATCGTATTGCATAAAGTGATACATGATGTCTGCTGTTACAGCGGTTGCTGGTGAAACTGGTGTGTCGGTTGTGGCTGTTCCAACCGCATCCTTGACATAGAAGGTTAGTCCACCCTGAACCCCTGTTGTTGGAGATGGGCACTTAAGCCAGACTCCCACTTCATCAGTAACGGTGCCTGTGATATTATTTGTATCTGTGCTGTTTAATACGCAAACAGACCCCATAAAATCATTATTGTTATAAGCGTTTTGGTCGGGATTTACCCAGAAAGATAGTGTAAATGGATCTAGATCATCTACTGTCAGCGCTGAATCGAAGGATATGCCATTAGTAGATGACTCAAACTTGTCAACAATAGAATATATATAATCATTAGAGTTGATAGTTGTGTTAAATTCTAGCGCAGCAGATTGAAGGCCATTGTATGGTCTAACCTGGCGCCAGCTATCTGACTGTGCTAGAGTATCGCCGTGGAGGGTGCTATATTTAGTATAAGCGTTAGTTCTGGTCTGGGTTACTTTATCAACAAGTCTCGGAACTGTTATTGAGTTATCAATAGTTAATGTGCCGCCAGCGTAAAATTGATTTTTGTGCTTATAGCCATCATAAAGATTTTTAATATAAGCGTTGTTCATCACAAGATCAAATTCATTCTCGGTGCCTCTGGTTGTTGGATATTGAGTTCCTGTAAACTCCCCGAGCCCTCTTCTAGAATATTCTTTTTCAACAGAGCCCGTAACATTGGCGCTGGTATCGAAGTCGTGATTGGCACCATCAAGAGTTAAAAAGTTAAAGTTTTCTTTTCTAAAGTTAAGGCCGGAGGACTCTTCTGAATAGGTCTTCATATGTTGAGATATTCTAAATTCAGAAACGGTTCCATAATTTTGGCCAATGTGTCTTATGTCAATACTGTAATCTTCATATGAATTATACCATGGCTTTTTATCTACAATCTCTGAGGATCTCCAAGACCACCCTTTTTCTGTACGATCTGAGTTGTGTGGGTTATAAATCCATTGAAGTACTGGGCGGGGTGGTTCTGTCTCGGGGACAAGCACTGTTAAAGCGAGGGCCTCGGGGGGCAGTCCGCCGGGGATAGCGTCAGAGCCGGGGATGGTGGGATCAATAACTCCCGTTATGAAGTCCGAATCCTCAGTGGGGGCGGCTTCGGCAGGATCAAATGCGCCAGCAGATGGCTCAGTGAAGGCGGAGGTGCGGCGGGGAGGAGTTGTGGCTCTTGGTGATGGCGTTGGTGTCGGAGAGAAGGATCCCTTGCCGGCTAGTAGCTTAGTGATATCACCTGCTGCGGCAGAGCCGGAAGGGGGGTCTGAAAGTCCGTATGAGCCTCCTGGGGGTCTTGACACTATTGATGGGGCAGAGTCGGTTGGTGTGGATGCATCTTCAATTTCAGAAACAGTAAGGGCAGAAACTAGGGTTAACGCTTTTATGCTTGGAGCGGAGGGTCTAAAGGTAGAGATAAATTCATCATATCTTGCTGTGCCTATGTGTGCGAGATCGCCGAGAACATGTCTTAATAAAGTATCTGTTGATGCGGTGTATTCTCTTATGTCGTCAAGAGCCCAAACACTGTCGACTTGCTTGTGTTTATCATAGAAAAGAGGACTATAATTGTAACCAAGGGCATTGTATGAGAATAAATCTCTTACTCTAGAGTCTAGTGTGTCTTTCCAGAAAGTTCTTATATGTTGTCTTAGTGGATCTCCAACCCCAAAATATCCTGTTGAGTTATTCTTTGTTTTTATGTTTGATTCAGTATATTTGTTTCTCAATCTAACATACTTTGTAGCAACATATTTGTGGTTGGGGAAAATGTTTTCTTTGTATAATAAAGAAGTGAAAGTAACATCAGGAATGGCAGAAGAATACATGCTTACTAGCCTATCATAAACTTGTTCCTCATCCTTTTCCATTAGTCCGAGACGATCGTTTAAGGACTCGTTGCTGAACAACTCAATATTGTTCTTATAAGAGTGTTTGACTCCGATGCTTCCTTCGCTTTCATCTGTATTAAATGTCGTAAATACGGGGCTGTTCCATACGGCTGCTGGTTCATTATAATTTGTAAATGTAGTGCCTCTGGCTCTTATGCCCGAAACATTAACTCCGCCGGGTAGTAGACGAGTCGGCGCATGCTGTGAGGAAATAATATTATTTTTTCTTTGAGTTTTAGCAAGCTTTGTTTCTCCGGTGCGGATCTGCTTCCAAGACGGATGTCCGTATGGCCCATTTCTTGATAATAAAATTGCGTTTAAGTCTGGCCCTTCTTTCTTTAAATATTCAGACTTAGTGATGTAGTTGTGTTTAGTTCTTGTGCGACCTGTTTCATCAAAACCCATCAACCCCTTTGTAAGGCTGATTGGGTCTACAAGGATCTCATTAAGATTTACAAATGGGACGTCGGCAGTTGTAGTATCCGCATAAGTGACAGAGCCACTAATCGCAAAAGCAGAGGCGGCGTCTATTGATATATTGGCATATGAAGAAGTGTATCCTGAAATTCTGTCATGAACTGTAGAGAGTGGGGCGGTGGATGTTCCATCACCGGAAGCTGCATAGATCCAACTATACTGCCAATCACTTCTTGGTATTTGATGCCCTACATAGAAGTTGTCATAGCAGGCTTCAAAACCATATTTATTTGCATGATCTGAGTCTAGAAGGCTTGGATCGATTAGCCTCATTCTAGTGATTGGGTTTCTGTTATTTTTATGCCAAGCACCTACATCTGAAATTAATGGAGTTCCGTGAATGTGTCCACTTCGCAATCCAAACTGTGCCGTGTGGTATGTATGCCAAGCATTTAAGTGTTGGCGGGCAGAGAGGTTTCTATAGTTTATAGTGCTATATGGAGAATATTGTTCAGATTCTGCGTCGAGAGATCCTCTAGCTGATTCGGCAGGGGAGCCGGGTGCGGAGAATCTGTTTACAAAAACGTGATCAGACGTGCCAAAGGACGATCCAGCAGAATTTATATTTCTGTCCGGTAGTTGGAAGTCTGTTAGGGGAAACAATATCCCCGTATTCGTGGTATCTATAATGAATGACGAATCCGCTGTCGACGTAAATGACTTAGCGCCTTCATTCTTTACAAACCATCGATTCTGCGAGTCCCTGCTGTGAGCCTGAATGACTTGGTAGTCATGAGTATAGTTGCCGTGTGGTAGTTCATTAGACTCTGAATCTTCTGTTGCGCCTGCTGTTGTTTTAATGTTGGCGATATTCAATGGGCGTTTTGCTAGTCCATCTCGTGTATATCTAGCGGCATAGTTTGCTGTGCTAACGTCATGCGGGTGTCTTAAAATATTTGCATTCTCAACATAGAGTTCTGGGCGGGCGGTGTCCTCTTGAGTTGTTGTTAATGTAATGTGTCGGTGTTGGTTTCCTCCAACCCACTGGTTGGTGAATGGCCCCTGCATTGGAACTTCGTTTAATTCTCCGTAAGAATCACTGTGTATGTTTGTCCTATTTGCTGAAGAGGGTACTGCGGCGAGGGCCGTGGCATTGGGCGCTGAAAAGTGATAATCAAAAGGTAGTAGCGAGGCTCCCTTAACTGGGTTTAGGTATCCGCCGGCTGTGGCGTCGGTCACCGAAGCGGGGTTAGTGTTTTTAACCTTTGGGTTTAATGCCGAGAAAGAATCCAAGCACGATGGATCGTTCTGTAAAGATCCTCCAATCTCAATTCCTTGAGCGCCAGTTGTTATCTTTGTTGAAGACCTAACTGTATTATTAATATCTCTTTTAGCGTCAGAGTAGTTGATTCCACCTCGAATCTCTTTTCTTTTCTCGACGCCGAACCTGTATGGTTTCTTAAGGCTGCGGAGAGCATAAGTATTTCCCTCATAGAACGTGGAAGAAACATCATCATAAAGCTTTCTGCTAACTCTATATGAATCTCTTACTACTGCTTTTCTAATTGATTCCCTATCAGCGTCGACGGCGGGGTTGGCGGTGGTGACCCTGGCGTCACCTCGCTCGACCCTTTCGCTGTGCCAGAGGCAGGTTTCGTCTTCAGGGGCGAGAGGGTCGACTGGTGCATGGCCGTGGTCCCAGTCATACAAAAGCTCTTCAATGCCAGCAGCGCCGGCAATAGGATCTGAAGCTTTCATCTCTAGGGTAGGGGCTTTGTTCCAATATTTATTTCTTTCTAGGACGTGGCTTTCTACTACGGTTCTCAATTCTGGCGAGAAGTTCGCAGAAGCCGGAAACAACTGCTCCATCATTGAAGATAGTGAAGAATCAAGCCATTTATATAACCCTACATACTTTTCTAGTGAAGCTGTGTCTGTAATCTGTCTTTCATAAAACAACTGACGTAGTTTCTCAAGGTTCTTGTATGTCATTCGGTATCTGTTTGCCGGGTCGCCTATAAGATCGTTAAACCTGGCGATTCCAGAAAATACTTTAAGCATCTCATCGGAGATTGCTTGATGCATACTTTTCTCTGCTGCGAAGAAATATTTAACTGGTCTAGATTCTCTTGTGAATGTTTCATCGTCTTGGGAGAGGATGTTAATCATGTCTCCGCTGTTTATATTCTCAATTGGAACCTGTTTAGCTGAAGAGATGTATTCGGTCATGACAGCATCTGTACTAGATGCTGAAAAGAAATCGCCTCGGCCTGAGTGTCTGTAGCCCACAAGTTCAGAGAACCAACCATAGGGCTGGGTTACTGTTGCCTCATCAAAAGAGCCAGAGGAGAGGTCCATCGCAACAAATTGACCAGAACCATCTGTTGTGGTTACATTATCAAACTGCCAGTTAAGTGCGAGAGTCTCAATTTCTGGGATTTGTATTCTATCCGTTGGGTCTAGACTTGTAACGCCAAAGTGCGTTGGTTTATCAGGGTTTAATCTGCCAGAGTTGGTAATGTCGTAGGCGTGATACTTAATTGTATCATCATTCAAATAATCATACCAATATCTTACTGATGAAATTTTTACGTCTGATTTTGTGAGAGTGGGGGCGGTGGTGAAGTCTGTCCTGTGAGCGCCGCAATAGACTCTCTTGGCGGCTCTTAGCGCCGTGAGTGCATCGGTTTGCCCAATTGCTTGTGTGACTATAAATTCATTTTCTACAGTGTTTTGAGTGGCGTTGACGCCATAAAATTCTAACACATATTCTGGGGTTGCCGTAGAGCCGCCGGCACGATCTGTTGTTTCCATTTCCTTGTTGGAAATTTTAATCCTGACAGCGAAGTTCCACTTTTCTCCGTCATAGACGTCATGGAAGGTGTCGGAAGTTAGAGTAATAGGCCCAAAAACTGGGAAGCCGTTTGTTGACACTAGCTGGAACTTGGCATTCTTAGATACTTCATCCTCTCTGATTGCATACACTTGGAAGTTGCCATAATCATTTGCTGTGAAAGCTAAGTTGCTTTGGGGGACTGCGGGATCAGCCTCGTGTAGACCAAAAAGTGAGCTTGTTGTGAATGTTCTTCTTATCACCTCTGGTGGGGTTTCTCCTTGAAGATCTTTAGGAAAGACCACTTCTGCTTCCATAGTTGTAGCAATATAATCAACATCCGTAGCGTGACTTAGGATGTAAGATCTTGTGTTTGTTGTATCCGAAGGATCTTGATACTGATATACGTTTGCCTCGTGTCTGGTTTCATGATTAAAGTTGGCATATTTCTTCTTAAGAGATGTGTGCCTTACGCTGTCTCTAATCTTGTAGTCTGTATTGTCTGCATACAGGTTGAGTTTTATAAGCTCTTCGTCGACGCCAAAACATCTGATAAGATTTCTAAATGCTTTTTCAGTACCCTTTGACTTATAGATATAAACAATGTTGTTGTATATGTTCTGATATATAAGATTCTTAACAAGGTGGATTCTGTTCTCAAAAACTTCATCTTCATTTCTAGAGGCAAGCTCTTCGATGATTGAAGCATCGAGAAACAACTCAGGCGCTATGAATCCGGCAGACTCTAATAAGTCTTTTGCTAAAGAATAAGGCTGGTTACCTTCTTGAAATGTGGAGTAGGTCGCATCTTTTATTCTTGGCAGTACTTCGATCTGCATATAAAGCTTATCAAAATAACTTCCAAGAGCCTGGCATAATTTTTTTAAGTTTCCTGGCGAATCGATAGACTCGCCGTCGCCCTCTTGGATCCAAGCGGGCATACTCTTGAAAAAGGAGTTATCATTTCTGTGATCATACTCACGACCTTTTAGCTTAAGCTCTGAAACCTTTGATACAACGTCTGGGTTTGTTGCGTATATAATTGGATCTTTAAATTCTGTGTTTGTGTGTGTGGTTGTGGCGTGTTCATCAATGGCAGATCCAACAGAGCGAACTGTGGTTGTGTAGTTTTGTATTGTTCCGTTAGAGATTCTTCCAGAATAATCAAGAACATTGGAATCATCAGAATTAATGCTGAGTGTGTCAAAGATGCCTTCGTTAAACTTATAATAAATGCCAAGTTCGGTATTGGCGATGTCAGTGTTTACGCCACCGTTAATCTGTGTAAACCAGTGTCTTCCAATGTCCTTGGATGTTCTCTTTGTTTTCCAAAACCGAAGTTCATCAATATGAAGTCCGATATATCCACCAAATTCTGCTGTTACACCGGCAGCTTCAAGGGCGGTTGTTGGCCCATGTGTGTAGGAACCGATAGACCCTTCTAGTTCTTTTTGTAGAGCATCTCCTAAAGCTCCAGCAGCAACTGTGACCGTCTGCTCTAGTTCGCCATCGGCGTATGCCTTAATAACACAGTCAGCTTCAGAGTCTTCTAGTGTAATTGCGAAATGAGTCCAAGCTGTCGTAATACTTGTAGAGGTAACAACAGGCTCTCTTTCAAATCCTGCGCCGGCAGCAGAACGGTATGTTACCAAGAACTTGTTTGTATCATCATATTCAATAACAAGCCTTGAGTAATCGGCGGAGGCAATAGCGTTTCCGTTCCAAGCATCAAAAAGACATAAAGTCCTATTGTTCAGTGTCAGGTCGTCTGTGTTGTCTACCTTGCAGAAAAACTCTATTGTGTTTCCTGCAACTCCAGAGAGTTTTAAGTTTGATTCTCTGTTATAGGTTGTATCATATATGTTGGCATTGCCGCCTTTTTCTGGGTATTGTTTGCTAAGTTCTTCTGGATCTCCGACTGCTACTGATGGATCTCTATTTGGTCCACCAAAAAAAGTAACGTATTGTGGGCTTGATATTCTATCAAAGTTAAAGCCACCGTTAAGAACGGTTGAAGCTACCGCTGCGCCGGAGTTTAACGTAATGTACCCAGTTGTTCTTGGGTGTTCATTATCAAAAATATATCTATCAAAATAAGATGCCTGGTTTCTCCACTTCTTTTTTTCAGCAGCAGAACCATCATATGGATAAGTGTTGTATATGGACTTTATCGAGTCTTCATAATAAAGCTCTGCTGTTCCATATTTAGCGAAATTGGCAGGATCGGAAAAATCTATCTTTGGAATAAATTCATTTCTAGAAATACTTTCAGAAACAATATAATCGTGCGATTCAACCTCATCTGTGAGTTGATCTAGCTTCTGCTTCGTTAATATCTTATTAGACTTTTTACCGAATAGGTCTTTAATTGACATTACTTCTCTACTCTAAACTTGAAAACTTCTGGCTGTTCTTTTACCTCGCCGTTGATGACGAACAGGAGTTTGATGCCGTACATATATCCGGCTTCTAATTGAGACATATCAAGATCGAAGTAACTACCCGAGGCATCGTATGATAGCTTTGTGTGGTCGTTACTTGTGGTTGCTGTGTCTCGTCCGTAATCAATTACTGTCTCGTCGTCAACGACTCGGAAAATCTTATAATAAGACTGCTCAATCGTGGTGGTTTCAATAGTATTATTGGCCACTGTATAAATAGTGGGGCTCCAATCTTTTAATCGAGTGTATAGTCTAAATCTGCCAACCTCTGAACGTGAGTATTCTGCCTTCATATTTGAAATATTAATAACATATTCAGGGTTGGTTTGTGCTGTGGACATATCGGATGTTGATCTCTGTTTAATAGTGAGAGTCTCGGCATGCCAAACTTCGTTTTCATCTGTGCTTGTATACCATTTAGCATAAACAGATGTGCGAGCAGTATCGAGTATTCCAGTGATATAGTATACACCTTCGCTTTCTCTAGCTCCGGTAGTCCACTCTGCGATACCTCCTGGTGCGGGTATTAACTCATCACTTGCGTTAAAAAACTTAACTCTTGGACGTAGGGTAGAATCACCTTTAACATCGGTGGGTCTGCCGGCAACATAGTTTCTTAAGTAGAGTTTGTGTGTGTTGTCTGCGACTGTCATCAAAGAACCAGAGGCATAGAAGTTGCCTCGGTCATCTGTTTGTGCTGAATCCCATCGTGCTTCGAGGGCTGGCCTTTTGAAAAAGAACTCAGAGCCACGAGCAAAAAACTTCTTTGTATAATATGAGCGTTGATCTGTGCCGTCTTCAAATGAACCACTCATAGAGATTAAGACTCCGTAGTTATCTTTTGTTGCGGGTGTAGCGATCCACTCATCAACAAGGGTTGTAATATCTATTGAGAGATCTTCATCGCCATCTTCAAATGTTGCTGTATATACTGGGGTTGCGTGAACCTGTCCACCCTCAGTTCCCCAAGTAGTAGAGGCAGCACGATATTTCCAGCCAGAGCCAGATCCACCATTGTGTGCGTCTTCGTCCTTGTACTCTTCCATATCAAGCCCGTGGCCTTCACTCCATTCTTCGCTAAGGGCTTGTACTACAACTGTAAAGTTTTTTGGAAGTGTATTTGGGTGGACTGCGTTATAGAGATTTAAAACATATTTAACGCCAGTTGTAGGAATAGTTCCGGCAGTGCGATCAGCAATAATATCTGCTACTGGGAACTGGATTAGTATTCTTGATTTTTCTAACTCTCCAACCGGAGGGATTGAGTTGTCAAAAGTTTGTCCATAGATTGAAAAGACTTCTAATGAGTCAGACAACCCCATATTTGAGCCAGTGGCTCTTGTTACTAAGTCTTCCTTGAATGCGTTTGTGATTGTTGTATCGGCATCGGCTATGTACTTTTTAATAGACATTATTTGATGATTCCCTTGATATCAGTTTTTAAGAATTTTACTTCATAGATGACGTTCTTTGGCATTTCAATGTATCGACCGTCAGCAGAGATTGCCTCCTCTAGATCAAAACGTATGCTTGAATAGTTAGTACCTATCTTTTGATAGACCCTGACGCTGCTAACATCTAAGAGTCCTTCGACCTCTTTTAGTTTCGCATAAATGTCGGTGATAAAAAATGGTTCTCCGATGTTGGGGTGAACCGAGAAATGTTCCCTTAGTCGCTGTAAGGCATCAACATATATATCTAGCGAGTTTCTACTTATGTCCCCGATCGCTTCAAAATTAATTCCAATATTTATTACCTTTGCGCTTAAGAGATCGATCGTGTCGTTTATCATCTTGTTTTTAGAAAGCCAGGTTTTTATGTTCTTTTTTACTACAGAATTGGCAGGTGTCAAAAACCCACTTGCGTCTTCGGCGATTAAATAGGCATTTAAATTTCTTTTGAAAGAGTCATCATCTCTTACAATATTGGCTCTTTTTACGGAACCAAACTTCGACGGCATCTGATAAATTAAAGCCTGGTAATCTTCTTTTGTGACCGCCCTGTTTTGGGTTGCGAAATTATCATATATCCTTTTCTTGAGTTCCTTGGAACTTGGTATCGACACATCTCCAATTATTGGAGATTCATTGTTGACCTCAATAGAAGATTTCACATTGCTAACTAAAGCGGGTGTTAGTGTGGCCGGGTTGGCAAACTCAAAAATAGGAATTGCAACATTATTTAGCCGCCCTGTTTGACTATTTGCGTTTGACGTGTTGTTCATCCTTGCCGTAATAAACAGTGTTGTGTTCGAGGGGGAAATGCCCATCTTATCAGTTTTTACAAGCTTACTTGGATTAAAAGAAGTGTCTGTTGTATACGTTTTTCCATGTCTTTGAATTAGGGCAGATGCTGGGTCGGCGATAGAATCTTCTGGCGTGTCGACTTTAGAAGATGCGCCAAACTGGAGGTACATCTTTCTTCCCACAACTTCTGTTATAAACCTTCTTGGTGTTACAAAGGGTTTCATAATCGCTGTGGCCTGGTCGTTTGTTGAGGATGAGCGGTTTGCTATGGATTTATAAATAACGTCTTGTGATAAAAACTCTGTCTCGTAATATTCATTTCCATCTGAATCTGTGACAGATATGATCTCTACGACATCTTTTGCATTTAGAGAAAGTCTTAAAAATTCCTTGTGCGATCCTAGAGTGACTGTCTGCTGAACAAGCTCTCCCGAAACTACCTCACCAAATGCTTTAATTGCGTAAAGTTCAGGTGCTCCGGTAGAAGCATTAACTCTAGAAACTCTTACTTCGTTATTGGGGTTGCTGAATATAACATCTTCATTTAGAATATATTTTGCACCAGAAGCAGCAATTAGTTGTGTGCCGAACTTTAATATTGGCGCATATGCTAGATCTGGTCCGACAGAGGCTTGGAGTGCCGGTATCGATATAAAAAATGATGCGATACCATATGCTGATGATGATCCGGTATATTTATATCCCAACTGCTTTCCTATTTTTAGGATGTTGTTAAACTCTACAGAAGTGTGTAGGAAGCTTTCATTTGCTTGGTAGTCTAAATAAAATGATAAAATGTCTCCAATGTAGGAAACCGAATCTACCATGAGAGAGCCAAATGATGCCTCGTTAAAATCTTGGTAAGTGTCGGGGTAGTATTTTTTGATATATTCTATAAGCTCTTCTCTTATGGAATCAAATTCTCGACTTGTATACTTTATTGGAAAGGTCTTCTTAGACATTCACTTGCCCTCTTGTTTATATAAATATCTCGCCATGGTAAAAGTTCTATATAGAAACATCAAGAGTCAGTGAATCCATCATCTCTAAAGGTACAATAGTGTAGTTTAATGTTATTTTAATGGCGTTGGGGACGACCAAATCAGCATCAATCTCTGAAAAGCTTATAAAATCTACTTGCAAATATGACAAGTATCTGGAGATTTGCTCTCTTATTTTTGAGTCAATATCCCCCTTTGTTAGGTCTGTAACGGGCTCAAAGAGATAGTGGCGCAGGCCTACTCCAAACTCTGGCATCATCACTCTTTCGCCAGGGTTCGTGAAGATGAGCATCTTAAGGTTTTGTTTTATGAGAGAGATATAGTCTTTATTAAGAGCGTATCCATCTTCAGAGTCTAATAAAAGTGGTAATTTTGGCGATAATCCTGACATATTACTTTTAAGTAGTTATGAACGCTTTTATTCGTCGGCGTCTTCGGTGGTAGAAGGACATCTTTTAATTTCAATTCCTGAATTTGAAAGCTGTTCCTCTAGTGGTGAGGATTCTGATTGAGCGGCTGGGAGTTGAGAGTCTCCACTTTTAAAGTAGCCAAGGCCCAGGGCATGATAGGCGAATCCAAGACCACCTATTGGAGGACCCCACCCGAAGGGGATAAAAATATTTGACGGAAGTAGCCCAATAAGCGATATTGGCAATATTGGTATTTCTGCGCCGGCCTTGAGGGCGGCATCTTGTATGCTTTTCGATAATCTTATATTTGGATCTCTTGTCTCTGCCTGGTTTTTTAAGATTGTTTTTGTGGCTTTCCATATGGCCTTTGTTATAAATTCTAGACCAAGCCCAGGATTCATCTCAATTGTATCCTTGATATTGTAAGAAGATGTTGTTGTAAGATCTTCAGATAATTTTCTTAATCCATCTTGTCCGCCGATGGCAGCTAAGGCGGGGTCAGTGTATGTGTAGCCTCTTTGGTCGTTTGATGATAGTAGATCGAACAATCCCTTTAAACTTCCTTTGGTTGGCCTAAAGTTTGTTGCTATTTCTTGGCTTGATGTTGAGTTCATCATGGTCATTATAGAATACAAGGAGACAACACTGTCGATGGGAAAAGTAAAATCAAATAATGCCTTATACTGATCGCTATTATAAAATTCTTGTATATTTCCCTCCAATGTGAAAGTGCTGGGGTCAGCGGCGGCATCCCGTATCTCTCCGATGGTCGCCTCATTGAAAGAGGATTCTATACTAAACAGAGGAACTGGTCTGAATATGTGAAAATACTCATAATATCCAGTCGAAGCGACAGGGCAAGATTTAACAAAGAAAGACTTATTTCGTATCGATATTTCTGAGTTTTCGCTTTCAACAACATCTAATATTTCAGTATCAAAATTGGCGGCTGGGCCTTCAACACCTTCTATCCTTGTAGCATAGTTATCAATAAGTTGAGGCCAGTCAGCGATGGGGTGATCTACTTCTTGATCTGCAAGTTCAGGTGTTGATGGCGTGTGCCGGTCTAATAATAGACACAGCCTATTTCCCCTTTTAACAGATTTAAAGCTTGGTACATTACTAGTATTAAACTCTATTGGATTACCGCAGTCGTCAGTAGCTGTTTCCACACTTGCTCCTAAAGGGGCGTGGAATCGTTCAGCATCGAGTGGTGGGGAAAACTCGTTAGGGCGGACGTAGCGTTGGAGAATCTTCATGTATTCAGGCTCTGAAATAATGGCATCTTCTTTTGGCCCAGCAAAGGACTCAGAAATATTTTTTAACTCATCATCTAAAATATTCCATTCTGGATCTGCTGGCGTCCAGAAACTAACCTTTACATATTTCTCAATAAAAAGCGGGAATGTTTGATTGTGGATTGTATTATGATAATAATATGTGCCTTCCTCGGAAGGGTCTATTATATGATTCTCTGGGTGATTATATTTTGGAACATCATAAACCCTTATAAGTTCTTTCTTTAAATCCTGTGATTGATTTTTAAAAGAATAGAGTTTGTCAAATTCATTTAATATGTGGTCCATACTCTCTATAATTTGTTCTTTTATTATTTCCTTATAAGTCTCGGGTTCGGAAACTCTGGTCATTTCCGTATCAATAAATGAATAAAAGTTTGCAGCATAATCACGCCCCATTTGGGCGAGATCTTTTTCAAATCTACTAAGCAAAAATTCAGAAAGAAGTCTTCTGTCCCCTGGATATGAGAATGAAGCAAAGTGGAATATATTTCTGAAGAAATAATCTAGCACATGGGCACGAATTGTTGTTCTAACAATGGACTTAATAAAAGACACTTGGGAATCTGTATATCCGTTGTCGCCCTTTTCAGAGTTGGCACACAGCGAGGATGCTTCTGATATGATGGACTGCTGTTCTTTTCTTACTCCAAGATAATCAACCGGCTCTTGGTCGGGACATGGAGGCTTCTTTCTTGAGAAGTCAAAATGCTCTATAATATAGTCTTTTGACTTCTTAATCGGAGTTGATGAAGAAGCCTGATCGGAAGTTCCAAAATTAAGCGTTTTAAAGAAGGGTGTTTGGCGCAACTTTTCAGCTATCTCAAAAGAAACTCTATTCATAACCAATGTTTGAGAATAATAACCAAGCTTTTCTAATATTTCATTTCTAGGATCGTCCTGTAACCTATAACCACCATCAGAGAAGGATCTTTTAATCATCTTGGCGAGCGAATATTGCTGGGTGGTTAAGTGACGAGTGGTATCTGTGGTGGTGGATGATTTATATTCTTCGTAACCTTCTAAGAGGCTGCTCTTAATAAATCGACCCACGTCTGTGGAGGTATCCACCTTTGTTTGGCGTTCATATTGTTTGACATATGTTGTTTCTGCGCCCTCTCTTTCTTCCTCATAAACAACAAGTTTTATGTTATCAATCATATTGCTTGTTATTGTCGGCGGGGGATTTGACTCGGGGGGTGGGGAGCATTCATCGTCTGTCTCCTCTTCCAATGGTAATGCCCTGCTTTCAAGGACACCAGAAGGATCGTCGTCGTAGTCGGCAGAAACTGTTGATTGAATAGTGTTTGAATATACAAGTTGGACTAGTCCGTCTTTATTGTCGGAAGATAGGGATCTCCAGAAAGTCCGGCGGTCATTATAAAATTTAACTCTATCAAGCGTTTCCAGTCGGGCGATGAGCCATGCTTTTCGTTTTCGGGTTGGGAGGTCAATCGGCGTTTCACCGTCGGGTAAGGCGGCGATCATTCCGGGGGGGAACTGGGGCACTATTTCCGGCCAGTCGTCGACGCTCAAGCCTGTGGACGATAGAATACGATCGACGTCTACCAGGGATAAATAGGGAAGCCCACCAGACTCTATCTTATCTAAAGTAGTTCTTATAATTTTTATATCACGATTGAGGCGGAGGGTGGCGGCGTCATTATTCCTCATGCCGTAAACATCCGCTGGAGTTTGTGCGGTTGAAGTAAGGACCTCTAGGGTGGCGGGGGAGGTAGACTTTATCACCGGCAACTCTATTCCAAATCCATTCTCAAGGTCGTCTCCTGTAAAATATTTTACTACACCCTTTGTATCAGCATCCCAAGATTCCGTGTGTTCGGTGATAACATTAAACGCCTCATTAAGATTTGAAAAACACTTTTTGTCTTCAACCCAAATGTCAACACTGGTAGCGTCAGATTGAACGTCTATATTGTAGAGATTTTCTATTATCTTAATTTGAGTATTTCTCATCGTATCAACATTGGAGAACCCAGTGTCGGAAGGGGCTAGTTCAAAGGATTGCTTCTTTGTGTTTGATTTTATAAATGTGTTTGAAACATTTTCCAAATCTTTATCACTTATGTTAACAAGGCCAGAATATACAGTATCCGTAACATTCTCAACCATATAGGTTAGTGTCGGGTCTGTTTGTGGAACAATGTTATTAGTTGCCTCACAAAGTTGATCAGCGTTTTCTGGTGTAAGCCCATCCTTTAAGATTTTCTTTAGGCTGTTGAGTGTTGTCCTTTTTCTTTGCTTCTCTCTTTCTATCTGCTGTTCAATTTCCGCATCAGATAATATGTTTCTTTCTCTCAGAAGCTCTCTTCTGAGGGAGTATGAATCAAAACCTCCGCAGCCCATGCCAGGAGGAGAGGATTCTAATATGCCGGTGCAGAATTCAGTTGCGCCGATGAACTCTCCAATAAAGTTAAAAAACATCTTTATCTTCGTTTTTTTAGCTGATCTAGTTTCTCCTAACCTTTGATAGAAAAGCGGGCTTTTTGTCTTAAGAATAGAAAGGCACAGATCGAGTATTTTGACAGATGGAGTTCCAATAAACAATAAACATATTTCACTTGGTGTTAGAACGCTAGAGATATCATCGAAAACGTCAGATATGTTTATTCCTTCAAACCCGGCATTACGCACAGCATTTAGCAGTCCGTCTAATTTGTCAGGGTTTATTTGACTGTTAATATTTCCGGCTCCAATCGTCGCATCCTTATCTAGATTGTTGCAAATATCCAAATAATGATTAATCACTGTTTTGGTCATATCAACGACCGCCGACATTACAGCTTCTTTTAGAGCATCAGCTATTGAAGTAGTAAACTCCTCTAACAAGTCAACAACTTGTCTATTGTCTGGAAATGATAAAGTAGGGATTTCAGGCAGTGATGGGCCAGCCAAAGCGTCAACATAATTAAATCTTTCATCAGGAGAGATTTGATAGTCTAAGTCTGTGTCTGCGGCAGGAAGTTTATTTAAAAACGCTAGGCCGGCTTCAGTTCCTGCATTGAGATCATCTCTCCTTTGACTAAGGAGTCCTAAAGCAGTTTCCTTATCTCCTAAAAATTTATCTCGGGTTTCGAGGGCTTGTGCCTCAAGCTCGGCTGCTTTTTCTTCACCGAGTTCTTCTTCTAGTTTTTTTCTTGTTAGATTTTCTAGACACTCTACAGTTTTTTTAATAATATCTTTAATATCTACTCTATCCAAGAACTCTCCAAAAATATTATCTGGAGTTTCAAGCCTTGATAATAAAGAATCAAGATCTGAAAGATCTTCCACTTCTCTTACATACCTCATCGCCGTGTCGTGTATTTCATTTCTAAATTCGGAAGAATCTATAAGTAATCTTTCCATCGAATATCTTGTTCTTGTCTTCACAGGAGTTTCGTTAAATTCCTCTTGCGCTGTCAATGGGCAGGCGTCGCTGTCGCCAGGGTTGCCTGGTTCTATGTTAACTAACCCATCGAAAACCCATTTTGTTATAAATCGAAGAAAGCTCCAATCTCCGTTGACACGAGTACAAATATCTTGGGCATAAACCATATAAACCATAATTCTTGGAGAATAAACATCATCACTATCAAATACAGAAAGACTCTCATCCGACATTCTTGTTCCACCATTTACGGAACTGACCATATAAACAATTCTCATGGACGAATCCCATCCAATTTCTATGGTATCATCTTCACTCTCTCTGTATTCTACGTCGTTAAGTTCAAAAACACGACGAATAGTTCCAATAAGGTATTCTAACTTATCCGCTTCCTCGGAAGGATTAAAACCAGTCACTTCCCCACAATAAGCATCTACACCAGCTTGAAAATTTCTTATGTTATCTGATGCACATCTTAATGTTTCAAAAAGGTTTCTTGTCGTATACATTCGGTGAGTCCGAACATCGAATGGGGTTGTTTGATTTTCAATAAGAAATTTTATATATTTCATATCCAACTGGACTAATACTTTTACTGGCCCTTCTGGCCTTTCAGACAGAACAACCTCTGAGACTTGTCCGAATATAAAACTCTCTCTGTTAAGCCTCTGTATTTCTAATTCTTCGAGGCGGATATTCTTACTTAATAAAATAAGGCTGACGCCTCGGTTAATAAGGTTGGAATATAGTTCGGATGGCGAGGTTATTCTAAAGTGCTCTGTGTCAACCTCTAGAGCCACTCTTACAGTATCATACAACGGTTCATCATATGGCTCGTCGATTGCTGCCGCAGTTTGCCAGGGAATTTCTCCAGTTCTTTCTTGGGCGAGGCGGCTTCTGTGGATGGCTCGTATGCGACTGCGGCGTTGCTGCCTTGTTTCTTCTACGGGGTCGCCGTCTTCGTCGACCTCTGGTGTGTATTCGTGAGGATCCTGCATTGGCGCAGAGTTAAGCTCCTCAGTCGGGACCAATAAAGATTTATACATATAACCTTCATAATAGTCTGGGCCGGATTCAATAGCGGCTGGGCTTGGCAGGTTAGACGCAAGAACACGAACCTTCACCCACTCAAGGTTGTGTCCAATGCCTTCATTTATTACCTCCACTCCAGAGATGTCATAAGGTATTTGTTTTATAATTCTGCCTTTAAATCTTTCTGTTGATCCACCTTGATCTTCAGATACGGCCCTCCAAGCCGGTTTATCTCTTAAAGCTATATTCCTGGCCTCTTCAAGTTTTATTCTGTGTGTTACTCTGTCGCTCCTTGGCACTGGAAACACGGCGCCGTAAAGAATATGATTGTCGTAGCGAGTCCCGTCGTGGGCTCTCTGGGCGGAGGGGGCGGAGGGGGTGGAACCTGCTGTATCTGAGGAGGAGCATTGTATGTTGTTGCCTATGACTCGGCAAGTAGTTCTTGCTGGGGGTGAGTGTCCGGCCTCGGTGGCACGGTGGTCCTGGTGGGCATTTACTGCTTCTGTATACCTCATTAAAGCGGCATCTTGCTGGCCCATTGGTTCAGCTAACTCTAATTCCGCCGCAGGAATTCTTCCAGTAATATATGCGTAAGAATCTCCTGGGTCTGGTTCGTTGCGTCTAGCTTCTTCTGATTGCGTGGACCTGTCATTAGGATCTGTCACACTATAAGTTCTTATCCACCCCTCTTTTCTTTCAAGCTTTTGTCTTAAAATTTGAAGTTCAATTTTAATGCGATTAGTTGTATTAGCAAGTTGCTGGAGGTGTTGTCGGCGTTCTCTCCGTTGATCTATATAATCATCAGGCATTAGTCATTTTCTCCATCTTCATTTGATATATAATTAGGCTAATTGACATTATTATATCTACTGTTTATGTATTCGCCGCCGGCTTGACTTAGATAAGTTTGTTTGAAATTCTCAAGATTTACCTTATGGTTCATTAAAGATGTAACTATCTCACCAAGCATTTTTGAAGAAGCTCTTGCGCCGGCAGAGGCGACTGGTATTGAATGTTGGGTTGGCTGGCCATAGAATGGAGAGTGATGCCAGTGATTCGCCAATTCTCTATTGTAGGTTGATTGTGTGATGATAAAGTTGTGAACGATTCCATTTAAAGCACTCATATGGGCTACAACTCTTTCGAGGGCTTTCTTTACATTTTCACCTTTTGGTATTGGCTGTAAATCTGTATCGTCGTTGCCGGCTATCAAATCTATGCCTTTTACAAAATCGCAGGGAACTCCTTGAGAGTTCCGAACGTCGGTTCTCGTAACAAGTTTAATCCCTTCTCTGCCAATAATTCTCACATCATCGGCTTTAATTCCTATTCCAGACTTGGCAACAGAGTTTCCTACTGTTCCTGCTGCTAAAGAAAAAGCCTGATCTATGTCCGTCTTTTGGCTTATATAAATTCTAGCAGAGTCAATTCTAAAGTTTGGGTCGACAATTACCTCTTCGCCATTAGGTGCTGTTTCAATAGGAGCGTGAGCCATGCGACCTACGACCATGTCAATCATCGAAGCTTGAGTGTGCCCTTGGCCCCCGTACCCGCTTAAAAGAGAAGCAGTTCTGTCACGACCCAGAACGATATAAGAGTTGTTTTTACCCTCAATAACTTTTTCACACTGGGCGGCGTTAAAGTGTGGTATTGGCTCACGAAGGGATAAACAGCCTGCTCCCTGGACAGAAGATCTGTTTGTCTCGTTCATCCTTCTCAGTGCTGCTTGTGCGGATGGCGACAAGCCTGATATATTATATCCATCGTTTGACATTTTATCCTCCGGCTCCTGGCTCTACTGACATAAGCTCTTCTACTGGGGGGGGTGGAGATGGTGCTTCGACCTCGGCGCCGGTTGGGGACGTCATGTTAGCGCTTGCGGAAGTTTGAGCAGGTCCTGGCTCTCCTATTTGATTTGCTATCCAGAATCCTATTCTTTGTGCTCGGGCTGGATTTCCTCTATGTATATGTAGGCCATCGCCCATATCGGGCCATCTGGTATTAAATCTGTGCCCTTCTGATGTTTTTAGTTGGTCTTTTACCCCAGTTAGTGTTTCTGCCACATCTCTAAGATCTATATACCTAACTCCAGACAAAGGATTCAATTTTTCTTTGAGAAGTATATTATATACTTCCCTTAACTCCGCTCCAGAGGGGTCTGGGTTGGACATGTTACCAGGCCATTGCCCCTCTCGGGTTCGGTATATCTCTTCAATAGGTTCTCTATGCCCGTTAAGATAATCGCCAGTAGAAGGGGCGAGCCCAATCCAAACAAGTTTGTTTTGAAACTTTCGAACTAATCGACGGGTGGAGGCGAGATGTGTATTCCACTGTCCTGGGCCGCTCGAATCATTTCCACCGGAAATAATAAAAGCAAAATCGTAATATCCTGAGAAGTCTATACTGCTTGATGGGCCGTCCCAATAATGGCCGCAGCCTTGGCTGTTTTCATTTAGTTGATTCTGATTTAATCTTCTTAATAACCAAGTTGTTGTTTTTCCACAGTTCATGCTCACATTAATGTTTGATGCTGTATATCCCATTCTTACAAGTTCTGTTTTTATTGAGGCTCCCATTCCAGATGAGTTTCCAGTTTGACTGTCTCCAAATATTAATATTTTAGCGTTAACCGGAGGGGCTGTTACACTATCGGCGGCTCGATTGGAGATGGCATTAATTCTTGGGTGGTCGCCGATGCGGCTGGAGCGGCCTCCGCCGGAGGAATTGGGGCAGGGTGCGCCCGAAGCGGTGTGGGATCTTCCTGAAGAGGGTCTGGATGTTGGGGATGGGGGTGCCGCTGCTATGGAGGTTGGTATCCCATCGGGTCCGACTGCGGGTGTTGGGATCATTGAGTGTGACTCGGCAGCGGAGGGAACCATTGAGTGAGACACTGCATCAGGTGCGGTCATTAGTGGAGAGTGGGGAGGTCCGGTGTCGGAGGGATCTTGGGAGACTAATTCATCAGGGGCGCTCTCGGTAGTGCTCATTAAAGTTTCTTCACTCATCGCTAGATTCCTCCGAGCTTGGTGCTTCTGTTTCTGGTGCTACAGTTGGACTTCCGTCAACTCCAGATGACATGTTGGCGCCTTCTGGTGTCGATTGTGGTCTGGTGGCGACTTGGGCTACTGGTGGGTTATCAGCCTCAATTCTCGGCTGAATGTTTTCTGGCCAGTTTTTAGTCCACAAATGTTCTGGAACATTTCTTTTTCCTTGTCTCAGTCTCACTCCTGTCATAATAAACCAGTTTCTTATTTTATAATTATCTGGACACTCGGAACCCGGCGAGGCATTAAGGAATCCTGTGCTAACTCTGTGGTTTGCGAATTCAATAGCCTTTGGCACTGGATTTTCTAGAAGACCATATGCCCAAGCTAGGGTTATAATCCTTACATTCTGTGGTAATCTTTCCCAAGGGGTGTTTGCGTGCTCATCTCTTCTTCTTAATCTGCTTTCTGAACAGTTATCACGACCGTGATGGCTTCCTCCTGGTCTGCACTTAGAGCCATTTCTTCTCCATATTGGATTTATTGGCTGTGAGTAAGCCTTTAAAAGAGCACTAAGAGTATTAAAGTATTTTCCGTATTTTGCGTTTTGGCCGGCTGGAATGAAAAGCGAAGTCATACACCAAAGAACAGCCACCATGTCATTTTCATCTCCGGCTGATTCACCGCTGATCATCCTTGCTGACCATATAACATCTTCAGATGTTATTTGATATTCCCACGGCTGGCCTGGTTCATTTTGTTGATATCTATTTCTTGGCCCAGTTCCGGCTCGTCGTCCGTTCATTCGATATTCTACAACACCTGTTGATTTTATTTTTCCGAAGACTCCTATGTTTGTAGAAATATCCAAATTTGTAAACCTATTAGCGACGACGCCTGGTGGGCCTCGTCGTATTCTAAAGCCGGAGCCTCTGCCCGAACTGTGGGCACACCTTGGATCAGGTCCAACTGGAGGTGGTGCGCCTTGTACTCTTGATTTAATTGGTCCTAGATAGATCGGACCAATCCTTTCTTCGATATTGTGAAAGGTAACCCAAACGATGTCTCCCGGCTCTGCTGTTTCCGTTTGAGTAGTAGCTGCGATAAAAGTAGGGTACATGTCAATAATCGCCTGGTGTGGGCCAGGATCTTGGGCTACATTAGCGCCGGAAGCAGATGAAAATTTATCTGGTATCGGTAAAATATGAACTTCTGGTATTCTTATTTTATAACAAGCTATATTTAAATCTGTATTATCTCCCAATAACTTATATACGGTGTCTAAAAATCCTTGTTCTTGAGAGTCTGTTTCATCTCTTAATACTATACCTTTAAGCCTTATAATCCCTTGTAAATTATTAGACTCGTATACAGACTTTATAACATTGGTTATGGCTCCAAGGCCGGAGATCCTGTCGGTTGTGAGACTGTCTTGTCTAGCAGGAGTGGAAACCACTCCTGGGTTTAAGTCTCCGTACTTGTAATCTTTCGGATTTGAACTCACCTATCAACCCTCCTTGAGAAGATCAAATATCTCTTCTCTTTCGGAGTTGCTCAATCCATCAGTCTTGCCTTCTTTCTTTTGGATTATTGAGGAAATCTTAACGAGTTGTTCGTTAGACCTCTGAAGAGTCTCAACATATTTCGAGGCGATGGTTCCCAAGTTCTCATGGGTGTGTTCGCCTTGAGTCTTCATATGTAACATAAGTTCAGTAAGCAAGTTTGCTGTAACTGCACGGTCTGCTCTTATGTTAGTGATGGCTTCTTCTAGAATACCATCTAAGTTCTTTTCTCTCTTTGTCGCAGCCTTTTTACGGGTTCTTGTTGGCTTCTTTTTTGATGTGTTTGACATTTCCAGCATCCCAGTCAACCTTAAAGTTCCTGTACTTTGCTCGTAGTTTATTGAGATTGTTAACTACTTGCTTGGTGTTAAGACCAGTAAGTTCTCTTAGATAAAGGTAAATAGCCTTCTTGTTAAAAATTTCAATGTCATCAGGAGATGACAACAGTATCTTAACTGCCTTGTAAACTTTTTCTTCGTTGTGCTTCATTGGCATTTTTTCCCAATGAGAGATTTCTGCGCTGAGTGCTTCCCAAAACTGCTTCTTCTCTAAGTCTTTCAAATATGGGTTATGAGTTGTGAGATATTTTTCTTCAATGCTGGTTGGGACATCATCCATTAGGGATTCACGACGCCTTTTGAGTTGGTTTTTCTTTACCTCATGAATAAACCAGTTCTTGGTAATGACGCTAAAGTAAGAGAAAGCCTTAGACCCTTTTGCGGGGTCGAACTTATTTAATATTGTCGCAAGCCAGACCTTGCATTCATTTCTAAGGTCTTCAATGTTTGGAAGGCTTGTGAACTTATATGTATAAACAATCTTATCAACAAGCTCGTCAAAAGCCGGCTGTATCAAACTAACATAAAGTTTCTCACGCTCTTCTCTGCTCTCAGAATTAATATATTGAACTATTGCCTCTTCGTGGACTTTTGTAAAATAATGCTTCTTTGTTGAAGAGCCTTTTCTCCGGCGGCGGCGTCGCTTCTTTTTTGGTTCTGGGGTTGGATCGGTCACTCTTGTTCCTCTTCTGCATCTTCGATCTGCTCTGGTTGTGGCAGGTCAATTATAGAATATGAGCCAACAAAAGCATTACAATAGTCGGATATAAACCTCGTATGATCTAACAACGCTTTCAGTGTCTCATCTCCATAATAAAGCGGCTTCTCATAAGTCGCTTCAAGATGTAAAGAGAATGAGGTGATTTCTTCGTTGAGGTCCATGATGCTTTCGGACACGACAACAAGTCTTTTTAAGAGCCAAAATGTATAAAAGGCAAAACATACAATAAGGATTGACAGGAACGCTATAATAATATATTGTGTCATTCCCAATCCTTATTGTAATCTTTCTTCATATCTTTTATTTGATCTCTAGTCTCTTCTATAAAGTTCTCCACCCTATCCTTTGAGGAGCTATTGTCAACAATATCATTTACTGTTGAGAACTTCTGCGGTACTTTTTTTATTACGCCTCGGCGATCACACTCTTCGTATATCTCGGTGCAGCTATAATACTTCTTACCCATAGGGTGACTACACTCTATGTGTTCTCCGCAATCTTCACATCTATATGTGTACCTTGGCAAGTTTTAGTCCTCGGCCTTTATTTTGTTGACGTCAATCTGTGGTGGCTTCTCAACTACAAGTTGTCCGTTCTTGGCACCCCACTTCTTGCAATCAGGGTGTTTGACTAGATTCAATTCTTTAAGGATACTGACGACGTCTGTTTGTTCTAGTAAGCCTTTTTGTAGAGCCAACATGATGACTCCAATAGCTTGATTACTTAACTTCATTTTTATTATCTCCTTCGTCGGAAGTTAGAACTTCCTTGAATATTTTATTCATAGTAGCATATATTTTGTCTTCGGTAAAAGACTTTTTTATATGCTTCTGTAATTTTAGTGCTCTTTTATTTTGTTTAGCAGGGTTCTCATAAGCTTCCCTCATTCTAGACTTCAAGCTTATTGTGTCTGGGTAGCACCACTTAGATCCTTTGATGATTATATCATCCCATAAGTCCCTATCTGATACTTCAGCGACCTCATGTTTAACTGTAAGGGATAGGTTTTCTTTCCTGCTGTTGGTTCTTGCAATAGATAAGAAATCTTGTTGGCCCCCCCAGTTAGGCGATATAACCGGCAGGCCGGCTGAAGCTGCTTCAAACATTGGTAAGCCGAAACCTTCTCCGTGTGACGTAGATACATAACAACACACACGCTTGTCTCTGTATAAAGAAGACATCTCATTGTCGGTCACACTTCCATGTAACAGATATACTTTACACTTTCTTTCTTCAGGGAAATTCTTGAGCAGATTAGTTAGACGCTCTTTGGTATAGTATCTATCAATGGTAGATCCACTCTTTATCGAGGTCTTCAATATAAGACCTACCTCATCATCTTTGAACTCTTGTAGGAATGAAACAATTGTTTGTTCGATATTCTTTCGTGAGGACCAGAGCGCTACTGATAAGAAATTAAAATCTGTGCGAAGTTCTAGGTCTAGAGGGGTGGGATCCAACTCCCTTAAAGCAAAAGGAACAATATCTATATTCTGTTTAGCTGCCTCGCTATGAGAAAAACATTGTCTTGAATGATTGGATGGTACTATAACCCTGTCAACATCAGTTATTCTTGCGGTCCAACTGTCAGAGGCTTTTGTAGTTTCAATGCCGGCAGTAACACCGATGTTTTTAACAGCCATATTTGACCATTCTGTTGGGAGTTGTACTTGTAAAGATAAATCAAACCTTACAGTATTTAGAGATTGCTTTGCGCCGAGAGTAACCGTTTTCATAATGAGGCTGTCAATCCAGCGGCGCTCTTCGTTGTCCTCGTGGATCCATCCAGTTTGCCCCCAGTTGGTGTTTATGAGATATACGTCGTATGCCTCCTCGGAGGCGTTTAGAGCCCTTAAAACAGCCCTACAGTGCTCTCCATAGCCAGATCTGGATAGTGCCGGCCCTCTTACTATAATCTTCTTCATAATTCCTCCAACTTCCAAGACTTGTAGCCCTTTCTATCGCTCCAAGAGCCCTTTTCGCTGTAAACCTTCTTTATAACATCATACCACTTTTTGGCAAAGTCTTTCATATCATAATTCTTTATAAAGTGCTTATGACCCGATTCGCCAAGCTCCTTCCGTTTAGATGGTTTCATTTCATAAATCTCCGTCAATGCGTTAATAAAATCCTCTTTTGAAATTCTATCCTCTCGAATGTAGGGAACTTGTTGAGAGCCTATAAGTGCCCTTGATGAAGGTTGAATGCCTACACCAAACCAGTTTTTACCATCAGTTACCTGCTCTTGAAGGCCACCGGTCATATTAACAATAATAGGTGTGGAACAAGCAAGAGATTCAAGGGTTGACAATCCAAAACCTTCAGCATCGGAAATATTTATAGTACAGTCGGCAATATTATAAAGATAAGCCAACCTCTCCGGTGGATATTTAATTGGTGATATCATAATCTGACCTTCATTCACTCCAAGCTCATCAATTACGGCTTCAAGGTCGGGACCATGAGGATCCTTCGGGTCAGTGTGCATCAACAGGCAAGCCTTATCGTGCCCTACCTTATCTAAAAATTCCTTAAACCAGAACACGAGACTGTTTGATTGCTTCCTTCTTGCGTTCCTGTTATTCCAGAAAAATACAACCCTATCATCGTCCTTATGAAAATGGGCCTCTTTAAACTTATCAATATCTTCTTGCGGTAAAGCTTTGAACACTTCAGTGTCAACAGTGTGAGGGAGATATATTTCATCAACCTCTGGGGATACAGTTTGAACAATATCACTTGTAACCTTTGAAATGGTTACAATCGTATCATTTGACTCATAAAACTTTTTATTGAATGTTGGGTGTGGATAGTTGTCCCAAACATGGTAATATACGATAGGGACAAGAGAACGAACCTCATCATCAATCTGCCATAACCACTCATAGAACCTTGGATCTGTCATAATCCAAAGCACATCTGGGCGCTCGGTTCTTAAAACTGATCTTACGATTTCCTGGGAGCCAAATTCGGCAACGGGGAAGATTTTCCAGTCATCTCCGTACTTCTCAGTCTTAATTGGTTTATGGTCTGGCTGGTTTTGTGCTCCTGCAAGACTAATGAACTCAAACTCTCCAGTATCTAAAAGAGACTGAATAAAATACCTTGTTTGAATCCCCACCCCTGATGGGTGGAGAGGGTGGTCGCTAATTGTCATTATCTTTATTTTCTTGTCTTCTGTCATTTCATCTCCCTGGGCATTCTTCTGTGTTATGGAACTCACACCTCGAACAAGATAGCCGGTTCTTAATAAACCTTTCACTCTGTATGTTTGCTATAGCTCTGTTTAATAGTGTGAGGGAGTTCTTGACCTTCTTAGGTCCACTTGTAACTCTAAAAATTTCTACTCGGTCTGTCTTAGCTGTGCGCTTCAAAAGACCAAAATGTGTTTCAACATTCTCCATTGGAATATCATGTTTCTTCGCAAAGAAATATTTGTAATAGGTCAACTGATATGTCGTCATCGGTTCAGACCGGCGGCGGGCGTCCCAACCCCAAGAGCAACTCTTCCAATCAATGATGTGATACTTTCCATCAGAAGTCTTGATTACAAGGTCAATAAATCCTTTAAACTTATAATCTGTATCTTTCTCAATGGCTCCTTGAATATCTGAATATAGCTGCTCCTCTGTTGAGACTATCTCAAAATCATCTCCGAAAGTCTTTTTAAGGCCGGGGATAGCCAACGTCGCCAACTCTTTGCCACTAATGTGCATGTTCTTTATATCTTTCTCTGGAATACCGGCACGAACGTCTTCTGGTAGTCCTTGTAACTCTTCTAAGAAGGTTTGAGTAAAATGCTCCTGCTCATTCAAAGACTCGTTTAAAACCTTGTTCTCGCAAGCACTGTGAAGTGCTGTTCCGAATGCTGTGTATTGATTACCCAAAAACTTCTTGACCCTATCTACATAAGTCAACTTATAGTAGTAGGGGCATTGGTTCCAGTTTTTGAGTGCTGAAAAAGATATGTGTGACAACTTATTCTACGCTTTCTGAATCTTCTGGTTGTTGATCCTTCTGTGTAACAGTAACACTTTTTGTATCATTTGTCAAGGTTGTTTTTGTTGTTGTCTTTTTTCTTAGTTGTTTTTTTGGTGTTGGCTTTTCAACCTTTAACGAGAACTCCCACTCTAGAGTTTTATCTTCAGTTTTTTCTTTTCCAGAAAAGTCGTTATAAAAAGAAGCGCTCTTGGTTGGAACGAGAGTCTCGTAACCCTCTTCTGAAAGGAGTTTTGATACCGCAGCGTTGTCGACAAGGATTGGCCTGTCTCCATCTCTCCAAGTACAATGTTGTATCTTAAGCACAACCTTTATAGATGTCTTATCTTTACTTATTTTAATTTCCTTATTAAGGATTTTGTCTTTTATATTGGACATATTATTCTCCTAAAGCTTTTTCTATTGCTTGTAATTTGTTATATAGGGCGGGGCTGGTGTTTTTGATATAATCTCTGTCATCCAAATAATAAGCTTCAAAGCCCTCGGCGAAGTATTCACGCATAGAAGCTGATGAGTATGGCGTTATAAATAACCCCATTGTCATACTCAAGAGTGTTGGGTAGCCAACCTCATACCATAAGAACTCGTCTAGCTTCTTATCGTGGTCTGGATTTAAAAAGTTATATGAACTGATATCGAATCCGTTAGACTCTAGCGTGCGGGCTAGACGCTTTCTTTTTCCGATAAATTCATTTTCTATTTCCCTATCGTAATAAAGCTCCATAGATGATGTCTCTTCGATTGAGTGCGCCACCTCGTGTACAATATCGTCCAACATGTCTTTGTTGCTATCTTGATCTGGCAATACATATATGGCTCCATCTTGATACGAAGCTTTGATGCCACGATCTACAAGAAAATCAAAACGGCCAACCATAATGGTTTCCACGTTGAACATTAATTGTTCTGGTATGGTGTCTTCAATATCGCTTATAACCGAAACAACATCAACATCCTCAGAAAGGTCTGAGAGGACATAAAAAGAAATCCTATTAAACAATAGATATTGAGTTGTCTTTTTTGATGATTCCATTATATAATCTCTTACGGTCATTTATATACTACCTAGTTTAGTTCTTTTTTATAATATCAAAGTTCTTTTCGTTCTGATGAGCTTGTTGCCCAGTCTCGACATCGGCTATAGCTTGTCTATATCCACGAATCCAATTCTCTTCAGCGAGTGCCATAAGGAACTCTGGGAACTGTTCGGACATAACTTCAATGATCATCTCTACTGTAACAAGATCGTCTTTTGGCTGTAGCTTGGCGCCTACATATTCAAGCAGCCAGGTTTTCATTTCTGAATCTGGTGTAACTTGTTCTGATAGTGCAGGATTCTCATTCTCATCAAAATCAGAAATCTTTGGTAAATCAGGTTGTTCGTTGCTCATAAATTACTCCTAAGCAACAAGATAACACCTAATGGTATAAATGTAAAGTATTATTTTAGTTTACAGCACCTTAGAGGCTAAAGTTGCCAACTTCGAGCGCTCGCCTTTGGTAAACGAAACGTGTGAAGAGAGTTCTGACTCTTTCATTCTTTCAATAACATAAGCGAGCCCATTGGAGGTTTCATTGATGTATATGTTATCAATCTGTTCGACGTCACCAATTAAAACAATCTTGGTTCCTTCGCCGACTCTTGTTATAATCGTTTTAATCTCATGAGGTGTAAGGTTCTGGGCTTCGTCGATAATGACGAATGCTTTAGAGATTGACCGCCCTCTAATATAGGTTAAAGCCTCGATCTCAATAACGCCCTTCTCCATATACATCTCTACGTTTGCCTCATCGTTGCCTAAAAGGTTTTTTAGGTTATCCTGAATGGGCATTAGCCAAGGCAACATCTTCTCTTCCATCGTCCCTGGTAAAAATCCAATATCTTTACCCATGGGCTCCACGGGCCTTGAAATAATAAGTCTATTATAAACTCTCGTAGATCTCTCCATTACTTGTTGCAATCCGGCAGATATCGCACAAATAGTTTTTCCTGTGCCGGCTTTCCCAACGAGAGATACTAATGGAATAGATGGGTCCATGAGAGCGTCCATGGCGAACTGTTGTTCCCTATTTCTTGCATTAACGCCCCAAACTTGAGTTGTATCAAATATTTTTTTTATGGGGCTGGCGGGGTTTACAAATTTTGCTAGTGCAGTCTTTTTGCTGTCAGTTGTCGATGTAAGCATAATATATTGATTTGGAAATAAATTTTTATGCTCAAGATGTATGCTTTTATCAGAATAGAAATCATCAATATCCTCGGGTGATAAAGTGATGTCCACTATTCCCTTGTATAGATCTTCTGAAGAGTCTACTACCTTATCTGGTTCATAGTCTTCTGTTAATAAACCGAGAGCATCACATTTAACTCTCATATTGATGTCTCTAGTAACAACAATAAGAGGATCGGCGCTCTCTCTTACACAAGTAAGTGCTACAGAAATAATTTGATTGTCTGCGTCTGATGAGTCTAAATCGGTTGGTGTGTCTCGCCGGTCAAAGCTTTTTGCCACAATACGTCCGGTAGAGTTAGGCAGTGCCACTCCTTCGCATAGGTTTCCGAGATCTCTCAGTTCATCTAGCGCCTTAATGGTTTGTCGTGCGTTGTAGCCGACGCTGTCTTGCCTTTTTTTATGTTTGTCTATTTCTTCTAAAACCTTTAGTGGTATTATTATGTCTCCGTCTTCATATGAATATAGTGATTGATAGTTTGTTAAATATACGTTCGTGTCCAACACATATCGCTTGGTCATATTTTTCCTTGGTGCTGGAATGTGTGTAGCACCATTAGTAAGTAGAAACCATAAAATGTTTAAGGAACATATATACTAATGTATGATGAAGGTAGCTTTATATGCCCTTGGAATCTCTGGGATTGTATCTGGGCTTGTATTTTCAGAAATGAGCAATGTGCAACCCTCTGCAACACTAGAAGATGGACAGATAAATTTTTATCAACTGCGGGGTGCATTTTTAAGGATTAGAAAATCAGAATCCTTAAGTGTGTGTGGTCGGACAAAAGGGAGTGACATTTGTGTTGAAACAAGTGCCAGCGAAGCGTCTGGTAGTTCTGTTGTTTTTTTAAATCGAGGAGGTCACAGTTATATATTAACGGCAGAGCATGTTTGTTCTCCAGCTAGACAAAGCGATATGGATATGTTTATCAACACGCCTCAAGATAAGGAGGTGTTGGATACAATCTCAAATATGACTTTGACAACTTCAATAACCAGAAATGTTTCATATAATATTATGAACATTTATGGAAGAATCGCAGAAAATATAGAGATTATAAACACAGACATTAATAACGATATTTGTATTATGAGGAGTGACCGTATTGACGGTATCATCCCGGTACAGATCTCCAATACGACGCCGAGAATTGGAGAAGAGGTATGGAATATTGCCGCACCTTATGGAGTGTTTGATTTTAATATGGTGCCAATACTAAGAGGTGTTTGGGGTGGACAAAACCCCCAAGGGCAGGCATTTATATGTGATCTACCGGCATCGCCTGGAAGTTCGGGCTCTCCTATTTTTAACAATGACGGCGAGCTAGTCTCTATTATACATTCAACACACGTTCAGTTTAATGCTGCGTCGTTCGGTGCCAGTTTGAGCAATATAAGAGAATTAATAAACGAGAGTTTACAATAAAAAAAGCACCCACGAAGGGTGCTTGTTGGAGCTACTTGTCAGAGTCGAACTGACGACCTGCGGTTTACAAAACCGCTGCTCTACCAACTGAGCTAAAGTAGCATATTAAGTTTTCAAAACTTGCGCCCCCGAAAGGATTCGAACCTCTGACCGTCGGCTTAGAAGGCCGCTGCTCTATCCAACTGAGCTACGGGGGCAAATTATGTATATACATTACCAGATATTTTCTGGGTTGTCAAGAACAAAAGTCACTTTTGTCATAAAAAAAGTATTTACTGTATGAGCAAGAAAAGAAAACGTAAGAAGGTGATGGCAAAAGTCAATTATCTTGTTATGGAGAAAGAAGAAACTGAGGAACTTCATGTTGAGTTTAATCAAAAGTTTAATAATGATTTCCAAGAAGAGCTTGAGTTCTTACAACTTGTCTTCTCGTTAGAGAAATACGAAGAAGAGCTTAGAAATGAAGATGAAGAAAGCGATTCTGAAGGCGATGAACCAGAGGACGGTGATTCTGAAGAAAATGAGGAGTCCGAAGAAGATGTTGAACTTTTAGAATCTAGCAATGTTGTCTCAAACAAGTCTCTGAATAAGCTTTTTCGCAAGGTAGCTTCTAAAACTCACCCTGATGTTTCGAAACTGGACAATCCCGAGAAAGTATTCATTAAAGCCAAGAAAGCTCATTCTGAGGGGGATTGGGTAACTTTAATTTCCATCTGTCTCGAATATGGTATTGATCTGCCTGACTTCACTGAGGAGGAGTTAGAAATGATAGATAAATATTCATATGATCTTCAGAAACAAATCGAAGAGAAGAAAAGAGAAGATTGTTGGTTCTGGAGTAATACCAATGATGAAGAAAGAACCAAATACAGAAAGACTTTTCATCTTGCTCGTAGAATAGATGATGAGAAATTTGAAGAGTTTAAAAAAAACAAATCTGAGTATTTCTTAAAAGCTAGATCTGAAGTTAAACAAAGAGTACAACAGGATCTTCTATCTTCTCAGGAATCTAAAGAATCTTAGTATTAGTTTATTATTATAATTTATTATATTATATTATTAATATATTATTATTATATAAACAAAAAAAATATATTCACTTAACAAAGAACTGGATGTAGTGTAAGTTACTACTTGTCTGGTTGATATAGACAACAATACACCAAATCGGTGGTTCTGTAAAGGAGAAAATAAAAAAAACCCCAACGATTAAGAAGAGGTTGTAAGTGCATAGTTATGTTTTTAGACTATTCTTGGTTTTGCTCATCATTGGCAATTCCGAGTATTGAGTATCCACAAATGTCTCGCCAAGGGCTTTCACCGAAAGCATCCTTTTTGTTAGCAATTCTAAACAACTTATCCAACACTCTGATGATGGCTAACATGTCTGTATATTGTTCCGGCTGGACGCCGTTAGGATACAAAACTGTTAAGATCTCTTGGGCTCTTCCAAAAGAGTCGCCGTAAGCTTCATTCTTTTCTTTTACTAAACGACCTATTGAATTTGCAATAGTTTCAAACTTGTTCATGATACACCAATCCTGTCTATGATGTGATAATCATAGCAGAAAAAGAGTGTTTTGTCAAGTAAAAACTTACTCTTTGTTTAGTTTATCGAGAAAGTGTTTCTTAAGCTCAGTTTCAGACTTCTTTGTTCTTTTTGTAGTAGTCTTCTTTGCCTTTGCCGGTGCTGGTGCGACCTCTTCAGTCACCTCAACAGGTTCGGCTTCAGTTTTTACCTCGGGCTCAGGTTCAACAACTGGCGCAGGAGTCTCTGCTGGCTTCTGTGCTGCTTCCAAGGCTGCGAGTCTTGCTGCCTTTCTTTCTCTTCTTCTTCTTGGGGATCCCATTTTATAATTCTCCTAAATCTTCAAGTTCATCTTCGAGAGCACCTGGGTCATCTAGACCAAATGTTGCCTCTTCTTCGCCGTCGTCTAATTCGCTTTCAAGCTCATCCTTTTCTTTCTCATACTCAGGAGTTGTAGGTTCAGGCAAAACTCTGCTAAGTTCATCTTCGAACTTATCAAAGTATAATTTAATGTTTGTAATGAGATAATCGTAAAAAACGTCTTTATCTTCTAAATCTCCAAGAAGAACGTAAGCTTCTCCAATTTGTTTTTCAATCTTATTGAACGTGTTCTCGGCAAAGTTCCTTCCTGTCATGTCTCCTGTTTGTGGAGCATCGATATCGGAGTCAACTTCATCTGGGACGCCATCAGAGTCAATGTCAATAAATTTATCTTCATCGGGTTCGATGCTGGCAGCATCAAGATCGTCGTCGGCTACTAACTCTACATCAATATCCTCGTCAAGATCCATAACAGGTTCACCAGCTTCTTCAGCGGCTCTCATTGGGGCAAGTGAGTTCTGGATTGCGTTAACAACATGAGACTTGAACGCATCACGCTGCTCGGGGCTTGAAGTTAACTTCTTATAATCTTGTTCGATTATTGGAATAATCTTTTTAAGAAGATCTTCAAGTACATTGATGCCGGTAGATCTGTGAGGAACAACTTCCGCTCCAGCTTCAGCAATAACTCCAACTAGGACGCTTCTCAACTCTCTTTCTTCTAGGAGTTGACTTGTAGTTTCCTTCATATTGGAAGCAAAAATCTTTTCGAGAGATTCAGAGATAAACTTTCTAAGCTTCATCTCTTTTCTGACTTCTCGTATTAGTTCGTTTCTATCAATTTGCATAAGGTGCTCTCTTCAAAATATATAAGTATATAGTTTGTAAAATGGTTAGCCGAAAATATTTACGAACTGACGCTTAATCATTTCCTGAATAGACTCTGCTTTCTTTTTACTTGTCACAATATCCCATGCTTCGTCAATATCATTTTGATCTGTAAGAGGGATGTACTTAGCAAACGCTTCTTTTTTGCCGCAGGCAATGATTTTGTCTCTCATCTTTGTACCAGAAACGCCACCTGCCATCATTGGAATGAGTAACTGCTTAACTGTGATACCAGGGTTATGCTTTGCAGCATACTCTGGGGCTCTTTCAAACCTTTTATCGTTAATGTCTTTTTCGCCACGACCCAGTAATACCATAGTTCCCTCTGGGAACGTCTCTAGCATATCATAAGTCTGTTTAACTGGTGTCGCTCCGTCAGCGATCTTTATCACAAACTTATCTTCCATACCATTCACCTTGGCGTACAAGTTCCACAAAGCTAAGGATTGATTCTCGTCAATATCAATAGCCTGTTCACCACAGCTACCAACACGGTTCTTTCTTCCAATGAGAACATGCACCTCGTCAGCACCCTGACTAAAGAACCATTCAGCAGCTAGGTAGTGACCTGCGTGCGGTGGCTTGAAGCCCCCCGGTACAATAGCCACAGTAAGGGGCCTAGAAGCCTCTGTAAGCTCGTTAGACTGTAGAGGAGGAACATTCCCCCTTCCGAACTTAAAGAGCCCTAAGATCTGGTTTACGGGCGCAAAGTTTCCGGTGAACTTATACGTTCTTCCGTTATAGTCAAAAACGAAGCCTTCGGCGGCTGTAGAAACCTTTTCAATGTCCTTTAGCTTCTGCATATTCTGTTTAAGGATAGACATTGCTTCTTCGTTGCCTGAGTTCTCGATTGCTGAAATTGCTTTGACTACGTTAGCTCGGATTCTTACTGTTTCCTCTGCATTGTCAAGAACAAAAGCAGAGTCTAAACCTTTAAGCATTTCGACAGCGAAGTCGTGAACAATATCTTCAAGAGGAAAGAGGATCTTCTTCATCGTTAGTTTAGAGTTTTTCACAAGCTCTCTGGCAATGGTCTTATCCTCTGCTGTGATACCCTTGGTTACTCTAGCAAGAGATGCGCCTTGAACACCCATGATTCTTTTAACCAACTCTCTCTTATTTTCAAGTGGAGCATTCGGCAGGGCGCCGCTAACAAGGGGGGCTATTTTACCAACAATATAATCGTTAATCGTTGAGTCCGCACTTAAGCCGTTTGATGAAACAAGCTTGCTTAATCTCTTCGCAGCACTCTTAAGGGCAATGTCGTCACTAAGACCTTGTAGTTTTCTTATTGAGTTAATCTCTACAGAAAAATCATCTTCAGCAGTAGCTCTTTGCATATCTTCAATTGATGCTTTGAGAGCTTTAACATTTGCTTCTACATTTGTATCAGAAATATTACCAGTTGTTTTATCAAACTCGGCATGCCCGACTTGATGAATAAGAAGAGTCTTCTTATCGTAATCTATAATATTGTTAGAACCAGGAGACATAACCTCTGCATTGTAATAGACATTTGCGTTCGGCCCAAAGATACTTATTTGTTGTTCTTGGGGCAGTGATGAGACTGCCTTTTCAAAAACATAAAAGGCGTCGTTGAAAGCGTCAGCTAGAGCGCCCCTGCCTTCAAACTTAGCCGCAAGTTCCGCTGCGGTCATTCCACCGGATTTGATGTTTGACTTATTTCTAGCAGCACGAGCAGTGCCTGTTGGGACAGAATAAGAGATAAATAGATTAACTCCATCTGTCTTTTCTGTACCTATTAACTCTCCGCTCGACGCTTTGCTGAAAACATCTTTCATCTCGGAGAATTTCATCTCCCCGTTATCAGAGAGGTGGCTCATATGTCCTGCTACGCCGCCCATTTTATTCCTCTAAAGCTGATGATTCTTCCAATAATACAAGCTTCTCTTCGAGATACTCAATTTTAGATTCCATTCTTCTGATTAGTTTTTTAGCCTCTCTCAAGTTATGAGATGCCATCTCTAATCTTCTTTGATCTGTTTTAGATGCTGCTCGAATGTTCTTAATAGTCTCTTCGAGAGCCTGAATTAGGCTTTTAATAGATACATCCTTCTTGGACTCATTTAGAAGGAACTCCCTTGTTATTTTTCGTAAATCTAGCATATTATACCATTATGTTGACCACTTGTCAACAAGGTAAGTAGTGATCTGGGCACGTTCTTCCGTTGTTAATACACGGTTGTATACGATTATCTCACCGATCTGGCCATCAAAAGTATATGCCGTAGCTCCGCTTGTCTGGTCAGTACCAATTACCATTTCATAATTTGTTACTGTTGGCGGGGCAACTCGATCAGTATGGTATCTTTCCTTAGATACAATTGTCTGCAATCCGCCATTTATTGATGCCGAGAAATCGTTCAAGGCAGCGAGCGCCGCTCCTTCTACATCTGCATGGCTAAATTGTAATACGTCTATTGTGCCCAAAACACCAACTGCCGGCAATATTACTGTTCCGCCGAAAGCTGAATACTGGTTCATTTGATATTGGTTATTTCCGTCATAAAAAAGACCCCACCTGTTAGTCCCAGAAGACGTTGTTCCTCTTTGTGTTACAATCGAAGCATTATCATTATAATCTGGGTTTGTTCCGGCTGGCGTCGCTGTCGCTTTTACAACAACATATATGTCATAAGGATATCCAGTTGTAGTTCCTCCTGTAAGAACGTCCGGCCTTATTAGACCTCCAAATGAAAATTCATCTCCAGAAGAGTTGTAACCTATCAGCCTTTGATCTGAATTTGATATATCAATAGCATTAAGTGGGGTTGTAACTCCTATTGTCGACACTCCTGGATTGTTTATGGCTGCTGGTGCTTCGAAATAGTGTCCATTTCCTGACTTGTCGTCAATTCTAGATATATCAGGTCCAGTCAAGTGAACTGTATTTGCGTCTGATGGATCAAGCCACAAAGCAAGACCAGACATAGCAAGAGGAACGCCATCAGATAAGACATCTGGGCAAGCGATATTGGTTCCAGATGTGACAATATATGCACTGTTATTTCTTAGTGTTTGGCCACCTCTTCTTGACAATGAGAATGGAGGTTGGTCGATACCAGACATTCCGTATTCTGTCTTAAGGTTATTAATATCGATAATGCTGTAGTTGTCCTCGTCATTATCAAACTCTGGGCAATAACAATCAACAAAGTTAAGAGTGATTGTGTAGTTTATTGAATCTGTGGAACAAGCAGTTACTTTATATTGGAATGTAACATCTGCGTCTGTTGCTAGTTTAGCCGATGCATCATATGTAAATGTTCCTGTTGTAGCATCGGTCATGATTATGATTGTGGCGGGTGGCACCTCTGCAAATGTAAGTGCTCCCATACCAGGAGCAGAGCCGAAGAGTGTTCCGCTGAACAACTCTCCTGCACAAACTTCAAGTGTTTCTGTTTTTCCTACTGGAGTTATTGGACACTCTGGAATTGCGGCTGTAACTGTTATTCCATTTTTTGTGCATGGATCTCCAAGCGATAATCCAGTTCCCCACGATGAACTTAACGGATCACCAGATCTAACAGACTTAATATTTACAGCAACAACTCTATAATAAGCATTATATGTTGTTAAACAACCAGTTCTTGCTGGGAGTGTGGTATCAATAAATGAGTTTGTTGTTTCGTTTCCTATTCTTTCAAAACTGCTTGTATCGTCAATACTTCTCCAGATCTCATATTTAACTGCTCCGCCAATAACGCCCCAGTTTAATGTAACCTGTG